GTGAGCGTTGCCGCTTGGTCATAGTAGTTTGGACTCTCGCCATTTTGCTCATAAGCAGTTTTACGTTCATCAAGGAAGTGGTTATACACAAAGCGGACGCAACCAAAGTGAGCAGCGAACCGTCGTTGCTGTTCTTTATTAGGATAGAGTCTGAACTTGTAAGTGTAATGAGCCATTCCTTTTTACCACCAATTATGCTATAATTCTTCTTGGGCATAATTATGTAGTATGTTGGCTCAAAATTTCTGAGGACAAAATGGAGAAAAAATATCATCACGGCTCGCACAGCAAATACTTGATGAAATATCATTTCGTCTTTTGTGTGAAGTATCGTAAGAAATTGCTCTGGACGAAGGTAATTGATGATGAGATCAAGAGATTGTTCTATGAGATCGCTGAGAAGTCGGGTTTTACGATTGATGTTCTCGAAACGGACAAAGATCACATCCACGTTCTGGTAGATGCACCGCCAACCTTGTCTGCGTTCGATATAGTCAATCGGTTGAAGTCGCAATCAACATTCCATATCTGGAAGAAATTTGATACATTCTTGTCTCGGCACTTCTGGAATGAGAAGACGTTTTGGAGTGATGGATACTTTGTCTGCACGACAGGCGATGCCTCGACCGATACGATTAGACAATACATTGAAGAACAAGGCTAAATAAGGAGTATGAACATGAGTGTAAAATTTGTAGCAACCATTGCTGGCGTGAACGGTCCTGTGGGCAAGGATGAAGGTGAAGCAGTGGTTCGTCTTAGAGAATACATGGAAAGCCATATTGGGAAGCGGCACTTCCAAGAGACAAACCCTGACTGCGATGAGCAGCAATATCAGGATACGTTGTGGAAGTTGTATGGTAGGGAAGAAGGAAAAGACTTTGAGGCAACTTCTAACGGAATGGATGTTGTCGAGTGTGAACCAACCGTAAGATCAGTTGATTAGCGGTTAGGTGAAACCCATTTTTAGACCATTTCTAGCTCACGGCGTTTCATCCCCTACCCTAAAGGGCTGGTCATGCTTGCTCCCTTCGGTCGCTTCGCTTATGACCAGCCAATTCTTTTTTAGAATTGGTAGGGGTTTTCACGCCGCTTTAGGGATAAAACGTCTTTGTGATCCAATTGGGTATGTGAATGTGGAGGAAAAAATTGATGGTGCTATGGTAGGAATGTGCTTCCACGAAGGGCATCCTAAAATTCGGATCAAAGATAAAATCCTCCGAAAAGGCCGAAATCCTTCTCAGGCTTCTTCACAACGACAATTTGCCAGTATCTGGAACTGGGTCTACGATCATAAAAGCCAATTTGAGGCTCTGGAAGAGCTTGTAGGACCATGTAGCGTTTATGGCGAATGGATGGTCATGCAACATGGAATGGAATACACAGAGCTTCCATCGTGGTTAATTGCTTTTGATTTATTTCTTCATTCAAATAATGATTTTTATTCACCAAGAATGGCTCGAAGGGCTCTTCAGGAATCTGGCTTTAGTACGTCTCCTAAGCTCTCTGAAATACCTTTAAATAAAGATTTTTCAGGATATATTGATTTAATAGAAAAACCTGCTTCATTTGGCGGCACTGGCCTTCGTGAAGGCATCTATGTAAAGGTTTGTAATGGCAAATGGATTACAAATCGGTACAAAATTGTACGACCTGATTTTCAGCGTGGTCGTCTCTTCAATGCAGAAAAGTTGATCAAAAACACATTGGCTCATTAAGTCTACATAACATGTGTTTAATCATCGACAAAATCCGCTCCAATTGACCCGTCAAGACATTGTTGATCGTCGGCGGGAAGAAACAACGCCACTATCTTTGAGATATGGTTGGCGAACATCAGATAATCCAGAAGTTTCTGGAATTGTCGTACAAATCCCCCATCTGCCTTTCTCTGTTAATAAAGTAAATTGGCAGAAGGATGGGTTTTGATCCCTATATATTGGAAATGCATGAAGAAGAATTAAGACGGATAAATGATATCTTGGATGTTTTTATTGAACAAGGTTCTGTTCCTTGTATTGAAGGAACTCCGTTAGAATTAAAACCTGTAAATGTAGCATGGAAGAAGGAGGGGTTTTGACCACAAAAATGGCAAATTCAATTGTGGCTCGTCACCAAAAAGGAGAAGTCTCAGATGAGTTTTTGAAGGTTTTTGCAATTTCCGGTACCTTTCCTGAACCAGAAGAATTTCAAGAAATGACCCTCAATGAAAGAAATGACTTTTGGAGTTCTCGTATAGAGAAAAATCTTGGGCCTAATTGGCGTGAAATTTTAGGGGCAATGAGCAATTGTTTTGTGAAACCTTCAAACCAAAATTGGCTTTTGGAAGGCTTCTAAATAACACCTAGATATTTTCATGTGTGGGTGCGGCAGAAGTAGAGGTGGATCACGAGGTCGTTCTCGTAGGTTCAAAAGAAAAAAGAAACCAGTTGTTTCAATAAAAGCAACTGGTGGAGTTAACATAAGTGGTTCCGCATCCGTTCAAGGAGGATCATGAAAACATTGTGGAAGCTTTTTCAAACACTTGTTATAATCGGCATGGCTGCCGTAATGGGATGGTATAGTTTTCTCTATCTTGAGTGGATTGGGATCATTACCGCTGCTTATTTTACTGCTATTGGTTGGATGCTGTCACAGGTATGGGCAAGCGAAAAAAAGAAATCAGAGCCCACTTCCGACGTTCGGTCTTCAAATATAATTGCTGATGTTGTGTCAAATACGACTGATGATCAAATGATTCAAGATTAAAAAGCATCACAAGGATTAAATGGTTGAAAATATTCAATGTTTGCTGGAGAGTTGTCTTGAAATTTCTTAAGCGTTTTTGATCTCTTTGCTCTTTTGTTATATTTTGCCATAGGATTTGTCCCCGGCAATTCAGGATGTTTTGGCTTTACGGAACATGCTTTAGGGTTTCCACCATACGTCACATCAATTTGATCAGATCTATCAGGTTTATTGTTGTCGTATCGGAGCGTAACACGTTCTGGATCTATGCTGAGCATCGTTGCAGCACTTTTGATCAAAGCATCTGTTCTAGACCCACCATAAGTGGCTGTAGAAGGATGCGGTTTTGTGGCTGTCAACGGAAAATCGTAGACATACCAAGTCTTCGGTATAAGTTGAGGAGCAAATTCGGACATATCGTATGTATATATTCCTATGAACTTCAAGGAATGGCTAATATTGAACGAAGATGGTTATATCCATTTTGATGAACCAGTTACGATAGATATCGGTAATGGTCCGCAAGAGGTCAAAATAATTGACTTGAGAATAGAATTGTGGGGAGCTTACGCAGATAAAAAACCATCAATTACCGGCGTGAGCTTATTGACTAAAAATGGTTGGATCAATGCTCCCAGTACCAACCCTAAACTTAACATGAGATTCTATCAAGGAGAGAAAGAATTAACTCCAGAACCTAAATTTCCGCCATTTGAAGATTGGCAAAAAGTTGCAGACATCATTGGGTCTGATAACAAAATGAGAACAACCAGTGTTCCTGCTATTCATTGGAATGCTGATATGTGGAAGCAAAAAGTTGGTTAAGAAGCATCAATGATTTGTTCTTCAAGTTCTTTTAAAAGTAGCTCAGCTTCTTCTGCTAAAGCTTCACGTTCAAAATCACGTGAAGAAGCGAGTGTATTATTGACTTCCAGTAATTTGAAAGCTTTTAGTTTTCGCTTAATTTCTCGGGAAAGTTCATTCCACCTTTCGCCACAATCCCATTCATTATTCACATAACCAAGATCCCATTTACGTTTGCATTTTCCAACACACTTTGCTGTTCCGGGATTGAAACTTGAATAACCACATTCACTGACTTCAATCTCTCCATTGCAACAAGGGCAGTTTTGTATAGTTAAAGTTTCTGTTCCTTGGCGTTCAATTTTCTTCATGTTACTTGTCCATAATTGGTGGTCTAATTTTTAGCTTGCACATCATTGTTCTTCGTTTTCCATTTTAAAAGCCTTGTTTCCAATCAATTTTTTCAATTGGTCGTTTGGGATGATCGTTCATTATTTGGTCAAGAAAATTTGGGTCTAAAAACAATGTGCTTCGAAAATCACTTAGAACACGAATGTGATTATCAATGGCTTCTTTCAAATCTTGTTTGTCAAAAAATCCCCCGATAGGCAGGGTTCTGTCGTGTGCCATCATTTATCTCAGCTTTCACTGGCGGTCCCTTGCGGGTTTGCCGCTGCTCCTCACCCGGCTTTCATAGCATTGCTCACCTGCTCAGCCTGCTTGGGATTGCATCCTCAGTGGTATTGACGAGCGAACTCTCCCACTTTAAGCAATGATGCCCTGACCTTCCTCAACACCCTCTGGGAGTGCTGCGATGACATGGGGGATTCATTTCATTGTATCAAAATCGAATCAAAACACAACAACATTGTATCTTTCAGAGAACATCCTTGCATCTCTTTCATCGTTGACCAATGGCATCCCTCGAATGTTCAGGCTCGTGTTCAGCAACATTGGGCAACCCGTCTTCTCAAAAAATAAACTCAAAAGTTCGTGGTATTTGGCGTTGTCATTTCGAGACACAGTTTGAACCCGAGAAGTTCCATCAACATGGCAAATCGCAGGGACATCATCTGATCTCTTGCACTTCGATACAAACTGCATGTATCGAGAAGGATGATTGATCTCAAACCAATCCTCAGCATGTTCAGCCAACACCGATGGAGCAAACGGACGGAACTTTTGTCTCCTCTTGATCACATTGACTTGATCTTTCATGTCATGTGATCTCGGATCAGCCAACAATGACCTGTTTCCAAAAGCTCTAGGGCCAAACTCTGCCCTGCCGTTTGCAACACCTATGATTTCACCTTTCAAAAGTCTGTCGCAGGCTTCTTCGCAACTGTAATTGCCCGGAATGTCTGTTCCCAGATAAGGCCCTTTCCAGTTTAACTTTTGTCCGTAGTGATAAGCTGCTGCACCCAAAGATGATCCTGCATCACCGGGATTCGGCATAATCCAAATATTGTCGAAGTCCTCAATGGTGGAATTCGCCAAACAGTTCAGTGCCACACCGCCCATGTAAACCAAGTTCTTGGAATACCGTCTGGCGAGGTTCATCGCCTGTTCAATTTGTTTTTGGCAGACGATCTGAATACTTGCTGCCAAATCTTCTTTCTTGGCCTCGGGCTTCCAGTCTCCAATTCCACAATGAATATCTTTGTTTGGCATCCAATCACAAAGAAAATCATTGGCAATGTCATCAACATGCATTGGTTGTCCATAAGCAGCCATTCCCATGAGAATATATTCTTCGCTGTTGGGTTTGAGACCGCACCTCTTGGTGAACGCTGAATACAGAAGGCCAATTGAGTGAGGGAAGTTCATTTCATGTTTCAGGGAGAACTGGCCATCTTTGACATCCCAGATCGACATTGTTTGGAACTCACCAACAGAATCGATTACGACGGCAACGCAATCATCGAATGACGATGTGTAGTAACCTGCTGCTGCGTGCGACAAGTGGTGATCTGTGTATTTTATGGGAGCTTTGATACCGAATTGCTTCAGGTAGTTTCGAGGAAGCTTCTGTCGATTGAAAGCGTAAGAGAAATTTCCGCATCGAATTTGTCTCCACTTCTTTTTCCATGTATTTTCATAGAAACAAACAACGTCGGGTTTACCATATTGCATCGCATCAATGATGATGTCGAAATTCAGCTCTGGGTCGAACTTCTTTTTGGAGTATCTCTCAGAGTGTGCTGCGAAAAGAATCTCACCATCTTCGATGACAGATAAAGATGCGTCGTGAGTTGTAGCTGTAATGCCCCAGATGTTCATGGTATAAAGGAGAAGCCCTGTGAGGAATTATCTCACAGGGCTTCATAGACGGCAGTTTTATTGAACCGTTTTACAGCGCTAAGAAACATCTCTCCTGCCGCCTCCCCCGTGGTTAACAGAGTTGAACTCTGGCCTTTATGGGGCTTCATTTATACGAAATGTTCATCAACACTCGGCTAACTCTATATATTCAAATTAAACATGAATGTAAAGAGTATTATTCCATTTCTTGTTTCCATTCTTCAAATGCACGATGTATGTGATTTGTCAAATATTGGTCGATGGCCCCACAATTGAAGGCCGCAATTTTATCAAGTAAAACCTTGATTTCATCTTCTGTGAATTTGCGATCACCCCAACCAAAAATGAATTCTTTCTTTTCCATTATACACCTCCTTTGTGTGGAAGTATTTATGGAATCAATTTGCATTTTGTGGGACTACCCCAAGGGAGCGTCCTAAATTTGTCATAGCTTCAGGAAGAGTTTTTCCTGCAACTTCAAATGATCTGTCACCTTTAATTGCAACAAGCTTCCACATAATCACTTTGTGTGCTCCACTGCCAGCGAATTTTTCTCGAATAGGAAGTTCCTTGACGTTCCATCCTAAGTTAGCTAATCGTGTTCTAATTACATCTGCGTCCATTTTTCTCCTTCTAGGAAGACGCTCGTGTGGAAGCAATGTGTCTTTATGCTGGAATCTCTTCCAGAATTTCCACCAAGCCATATCTTTCCCCCAATAACTGTTACCTTGTTATTAGTTATTGAGTTGCGACATTATATTAGTCGAACATCTGCATAAAATGTTTGAAACCAATGACGTGATCACCAAATGGAAAAGTTTTTCCCTGATAATATGGGTGCATGCCTTGCAGATCTATGTCTTTCAATTGGTTGCGGGCAATATTGGTTTGCCCCTGATTTTTCATTGCAATGGCTGTTTGGGAAGGTAATTGCATAGTCGGCATATCCGGGGACATGCCTCCGTTTTCGAGTTGAGACAATGTGTATGTTTTTGATTGCCCGGTAGCGTAGGAATACACATAAAATTCCATTTGATTTATGACATTTTCAGGTGCATCAAATATGCCTTCTTGAGACATAATGTCACCTAAACCAGACCCTATTGTTTTTAAATCTGCTGGTGAGGCATTCCATGTTTCAACATCATGGTTGACAACTCTTTTCCAGCCCCAATGCTTCATGGCATATTCACGAGCATCAACTGAACCGTATAAAACTTCCAGTTCATTTGGGTCTATTTGATCTTCCAGTTCATTTTCATCGATAAAATTGAGAAGGTGATCAAGGTCAACCTCGTCATAAGTTCCATCGTAATCTTCAAGTTGTTCAGCAACGCTTTGTGAAACAATGTTGATTACGTGAGCTTCATGGTTGTAATCACCAACATCACCATCGGCGTAATAGGTGCCACCACCTTCATCAATCCAGTATTCACCTCGAAGATTGTTTTCGTTAATCCATTTATTCAACGATTTGAGCATGCATTATTTAGGGATCTGAATCTTCTTTTGTCAGACCTAACAGCGTAGCAAGGGTGTATCCAGCGGAATACAGAAAAACAATGATGATAGAAATTGGGCTAAACAACCAAGCAATGAACCAAAATGTTTTATTTTTCTCTGCAAAATTACCCCACATGGCACCAATGAAAATGCCCATAGCAAGATAAGCAAAAGCAAAATATCGAATCAGGATATAACGCACTGTAATGCTCCTATCAATAATATATACATTGATTTACTGGGAGGACCAAAAATGGATGTTTTGAGAATCATCCTTTCCATCTTTATACCACCCCTCGGCGTGCTTTTGCAAGTCGGTTTGGGTGTACATTTTTGGATCAATATATTGCTGACCATTTTCGGGTATTTTCCGGGATTGATCCACGCTCTGTATGTGATCCTTTCAAAGGACTGAAAATGCAAAAAATAATCGATACATTGCTGAAATTCAAAAATTGGATTCTTGGCTTCGGAATTTTAGGTGTTGCCATTTGGTGGATTGTCAGAATTATCATGTGCACATTTTTTGGCATCTGCCTCATCTGAAACTCAAGGAGGATTTTTTGAACAAGATTACAATCTTTGTTGTTGTATCTTTGATTGGTTGGCTCATTTTATTCAGCGGCTTCTTGGCGTATTGCCAATTTGTTGTTCCACACATGAAAATGTACAACGACTACCAAAGATATAACGAACGCTATCAAGAAATGGATCAACGTTTTTTCCAAAAGCATGAAGAGAAACCTGATTGCCAAAAAGAAAAACCGATTATCCCAAAGCCACTTTCTCAGGAAGAGATTGATAAAAGAAAAATAGAAAAACTTCGCAAAGAGCGAGAAGAACGTTACAAGAAGTTCGGCTATCCTTATCAACAACATATGTGAAAGGACTATCAATCAATAGATAATTAAAACCAAGGAGGTTTATATGTCTTTACTCGCAACCTTATTTCTCGTTCTTGGAGTTATGTTTCTTGGACGATACTTCTATCTGAAAAAACAGGCAGAAGAAAATAAAAACTTTGTCGTTCTCGGTAGCACTTTGATTTTGTGCTGGATGTTCCCCGGAGCAGCTTTGATGATTATCGGCTTAGTGATTCTTTTTGTGCTGTTGTAACATGAAAAAAGAGATGGCTTTTGGCCATCTCTTTTTTGTTAGTCTGCTGGGACTGACTTCACAAAGTCTTTTACGTCGTCTCGCCACAACCCATGTCTTCGAATAATTTGAGCAAACTCTTCGACATCATAAGGTCGAATTGAAAGTTTGATCACATCATCTTCTGGGTCTTCGTCTTCTTTTTGATTGTATTTTGATTCTGCGTGGCAAAGTAAATGGTCCACTAATGCTTCTTTGCCGTTCTGTGGAAGCTGTCCCCAAATCGGTTCAGCGATTGTAATAACAAAGAAAGGTGTTTCCTGACCAGCCAGAAGAGCGTTTAGGTTTGCTACCTTTTTGCATGTACCCCAAACATCTTTACCATTACGTTTTGGCGTCTTTGAAACAAAGACATAATCAACACGTACATCCATATCAATCAAATGACTGTGGTATTTCTCGATGTACCTCTCGGCTATCTCCTGAACTTCTGGGGCTTTCGTGTAAACCGTCTTTGGCATTTTGAGCATCCTTTCGCAATCCTGCCGTGCAATCAAATTCATCGAGTTCCATTTTGGACTCGTACCAACTTTTCGGAAGTTGAAGCTTCATTTTAATTCAGCCAGTAAAGTGGGTCAAGACAGGGAGACAAATCTCTTTCTCTGTCTTTTCGATCTTTCAGTCATAAACACATCAAAAGGAATAGAGTTGGCAATGTCATCAGAAGTGAGTGATTTCAGCTTTTCTCGAACTTCTGGTGATTGCTTCATCAACATGCGTCCGGGTAAACAATATTCCGGCACAGGTTTGCCGGTGCTTTGTGCATGATGAAATTGATCATACGATAAACCGAATTCGCATTGTGCTTGAACAGCTAAGTCTTCAAGCACTCTTTTTGGACTTCTTTGCGAGATGTTCATTGATCTTTTTGATCTCTTTACTGTTTGCAGATTCTTTGTGACAGCAATATTGCAGGTTGCCATCCGGGCCATTGCCATAACGACAATAAATGTTGTAATTATAGTTGCTGTAGACACTGTGTGCAATTTGGCTGCCAACGAAAACATCCCGAACAGAATTATCGTATTCAGGATTGCCCCAAGCATTTTTGCCAACAACAGGAACAGGTTTCATTTTCACACGATACCACAATCCATCATGTTGGACGTACTGCTGATTTTCTACTTCAATCAAAACACGTTGTGGTCGTTGATATTTTCGAATCTTCTTTTTGCCTTCGCAAAGTACGCCAGTTTCAGGATGAACGTAGAATTCGTTCCTCCAATAAAAACGACTACCATGAGGTTTGCTGACAACTTCGCCTTTGTCATTGATTTCTGTGGCAGTTTCAACAAACCACATAACGTGTCGGCGAAGGTGATCGCCCATCAAATCACGAGTGTCGGCGAATTCACAAATTTCTGACCAGACATCGTTCCATTTTCGGCCCACATTCTTTTTGAGAAGTCCGATGATAGGCCCAAGATGATCTGTTTGTTCTTTGGTAGTATCCCAACCCTGTTCGTGTGGCTTCCTCATGCCACGACCTTTGGGAGTTCCACGTTCACGAATGATTTCGTAATCTTCATCATCCAATTCGAACCTGTAACGATGACGAGGATATTTTCCACCACCACCAACACGTCCGGGTGTGACAATTACTTTTTTCATGTCTTTACGCATGGTTTACTCCACTTCGGTTACCAAACCAAAAATGTTATCAATGCCGATTGTCCCATTTGTTCTGTTTCTGTTGTTTCCGATTTGATATCGGTAACCACCCATCTTTTGTTGAACAGCTTGAATTAAGTGAACGTAATAGTTTCCTTTAACTCGACAGAAGACAATGTCACCTTTCTCTAATGGCTCAAACCCTATAGGTTCAACTGTTACAAGGTCACCAGATTCAATTTTTGGCGACATACTATTGCCTCGTGGGCGAAATTGAACTGTTTCGCCATTTTGGAGGTCATTTCTATGTTTCTCCCAATTCATTCTACGGTTTAAATTCTATGATGTAAAGTTGTTATTGTAAGTTTTGTGCTTGATATGTCTTGGTTGCAATGTCGTCAATGGTAAGTATCGACACAAAGTCCAAGTTTTTATCAGTAAATCTGTGTTTTGCTCCAGCTAAGCGATCAACAATTGCGACGACTTTTGTTACTTCACATCCAAATTCAGTAATGATTTCACATGCTCGTAACAAACTACCTCCACTTGTCACTACATCATCAACCACAATGACTTTGTCGCCCGGTTTAACAGATCCAACAATTGGGCCACCACGACCATGTTCTTTGGATTCTTTTCGAATCAGGAAACCACGAACAGGGTGCTTTACACGACCTTGATTGTACAAAAACGCACTGACAATCGGATCTGCCCCAATAGAAGGACCACCGATGGCATCAAAAGGTTCGTCAAATCTTCGGCCAACTTCTGCAACATGCATGATTTCATGCATTGTTTGGACAATGAGATCAAGCCCTGTTGATTCCAAAGCAACTCGTCTTAAATCGAGATAGAAATTGGTTTTTTCGCCCGATTTTAAAGTGAAATCTCCAAACTCTAAAGCATCTTTTTTGATGATTTCAATAAGCTTGGAACGAGCAGAGGCTCTCTTTTTGAGACCTGCGTAGTAATCGTCAAGAATTTTCTGTGTCGTCGTCATGTTTAGGTTTAACCCCCCAATCTTTGTACAATGCAACAATATACAAAGATACGAGAGAAACGCCTACAGCGATTTTAGCCAACAAAATCATAATTCCTTCCTTGAAATCTTTCCCTGTTTTTCATGAGATTTAGTTGTTATTTCGCCGTAATCTGCGAATTATCGATTTTTTCTCTTCTCTGGCATCTCTTAAAGCAACAGAAAATCTTTGCGAATTTCCTTTTCTTATTTCCTGCTCATAAAATTTAATTTTGGTATTCAGATGTGCGAGATATTTATTATCGCTTTCTAATTGGGTTTCCCAACCCATCATTTCCCCAAACCAAACTGGAACATTGCCAACGTGCACGGTTTGAGAAAGACCATCTCCTTCGCCATAACTCCGATATGTATCCCAAGGGCCAAAAGCCGAGTAACTGGCAATCATTAAAGCTAAAAACATGAATATTGAAACGAAGATTTTCTTCATGTAATATAGTAGTCTATTGCTCCTAAAAATAGCCCGAGTCGGATTCGAACCGACAGACATCTGAACCTAAATCAGACCGCTTTGCCGTTTGCGTACCGGGCCTTATTTTATCAATTCGGGATTGTATACCTCGATGTATACTAAGACCATCGAGACAATTACAATCGCAGGAAAGACATATGTCCAGAACCATCATTTCGTCAGCGGTTCAAAATATTTCCTGATGCTTTCTTTAAAGAGGTTTAATTTTGCCATCTAAAACCTTGATCTCTATTTTTGCTTCATTCCAAGAAGTGTTCTTTTGGATGATTTGCTCAACAGTGTATTTGTCGCCTCTTTCAACATAAACAATAATACTATTATCGGCCATGCCGACAATAGTAGTTTGATTTTTAGTTAAATTGGCATTCTTAAATGCTTCATTTAATTCTTCAGCAATAGCTTTTGTTTTTTGATTCATAAATTTTATTTTTCATTATAAATGAGGATGATTTAAAGAACCATAAATCAGTCTCTCACGAAGAGCTGTAAATCAACCATTACTTATTCGTGATGTAATGATCGATTTGAACCAAGGTATCTAACCCTGAGTTCAACATGGTTCAATACCGGAGGAGGGATTTGAACCCTCACGCTCTAATGAGCACCAGATCTTGAATCTGGCGTGTCTGCCGATTCCACCACTCCGGCGTGGTTGTTATTCAAGTATATCTTCTATAATTCTGTCAAATCTTTTTGCCTCCATGTGTGCAGTATATCGACGCCTGAATTCCGTCATAAGCCAATCCTTAAAATAAATAGTGTTCAGCGAATATAGTGTTTGAAAGTCCTATAAATCGCCATTCTTCCATTCGTTCTTTGCTTACTTCAACTTCTTCTCCATTCTCATCAATCCATCGAAGGTCTTTGAGCTTAGGGTTATTGACTTTAGAAATATAGTCAATAGCTTCCTTCAGCTTTTCGATTTCAATTTCAACTGCCTCTGTTCTGATCGCTTCTTCAATGACAGAAGTCCAACGGTCATCGTATTCATGCGATGTCCATGAATTATTGGTCAATTCTCTAAGTTTGTTCCTGACATGCATTCCTTCCCGGAAATGAACTGGATGAGGAATCAAACCCCCAATCACAGGAGAAACAGTTCCATGTTCTTCTTTCCATTTTCGGAACTGATTGATTCCTTCTTCTCCCAGCCATTCTCGAACATTGGCAACCAAAGCTTCATCTGGTTGGTATTTCTCTTTGTGAACTTTGATTTCTAAAGCTACTTCTTTGTTTCGTTCAACCTTCAAAGCCTTCATGATTTCAGATGGGTAAATTCGCCAACATCTTTCAGATGGAAGAATTGGCTCACGGCCACATTCTCTGGCATCTTCGTCGTCGATGGCAAAAGTTTCCAGTTCGAGCTTCCATGACTCGTCACCACAAACTCGACGATACTCCTCTTCTGTAACCTCAAAACAGAAGCATTCGCCGTCACCAGATGGTTTGCCTTTGATTATCATGTCATTCCTTTCTAAGCAGAGCCCACGAGAATCGAACTCGCACCGGGTATTTCACCGGAACAGATTAGCAGTCTGTCGCAACGAACCAATATTTGCCTAGGCTCTATCCGATCCATTTTGTTGAGAAGCCAATTTTCTGACTTCATTGATCAGAAAAGTTGTTTCCTCAACATGATGTTGTTCAAGTTGTTTGTATCGCTCTTCCCACGAAAGCGATTCGTCCATCTTATAACGTTTAACTTTGATCCAACTATAACCATTGTAATCAGTGGTCATAATTCACTTTCTAATTGGCCACTCTACAAAAGCGTACCAATCAACATTGATTTCTTTTCCTGTTTCAATTTCAATCGCATCCATATAAGGCACGCCTGACCAACTTTTCTTCTTTAGATAAGTTCGATCACCAATTTTGAATTGATCACCATAACCAACCATATTGAAGAAAACTGAATGCTTGTTTTGTTTGTACTGTGTTCTTCTGTGTTTTTTCCAAGACTTCGGCACATCGATCCAGTAATCATCCCATGCTTCAGGGAGATTAGTTGCGTTTCGTTTTGGTCGAATCTTGATTTTGTAATCGTCGATTTCTAAAAAATGTCTTTTGCCGTTTGCACGACGTTCCTGTGTGGTCTTCATGTGACGAAGACCATGATGAATGTAACGTTTTTGCACTGGTTTCTCCTTAAGGTTTTAGCCTTAAGTGAAACCATCCTCCAAATTGAACTTAATCATGTTGTTTTCTCCTTTTACGAACTGGGCTCTCCGCTTCTCAGTTGATAAATCATTGCCAGAAATGGACTGAATTCACCTTTTTCAAGAAGCTCTTGAGGCTTTCTTCCACTGAAAGATTCATTCGGCTTTTCAAGCCATTCTGGAATGGTTTGTTCATTAACAACTTCTGCAAGTTTATTTATGATTTCAGCTTCTCTTTCGAGAGGATGCCACCAAGTCTGGCAACCATAAACAACCTCGCCGTTTTCCAAAACAATCTTTGGATTGTCGTCTGATTTGATGACCTGTGCACCTTCAGGAATCATGTCTGGTGTAGGCTCTTGCTCTGCATTTGATATAGAGCGAAGACTGCCATCAGGCATGTGAATAAAATACACAGCTACATCTTCATCATAATCGCCAATTCCAAGACATTCACTTTGATCACCATTCCAAACTCGCACTTTCATGTCTTTCTCCTTGAAAAAAGTTGATGCTCGTCCTTGATACGAGTCAGATCGATGTTTTTTCACTGTTTCTGGAAGTTTTGATAGAACAAAACATGTTTATCAGGAGAATTACAAACACATGGCCACAATGCCATGAACGCTTTGGATTTAAAAAATGTATCTCGACACGATTCAGGTACGAGAATTACATCGATTTGTGACCCAATAACTGGTTTGTAATTTTCAACATCTTGTTCTGTTAATAAAATTGATTTCAATTTTTTCATAGCAGAGGGCACGGGGCTTGAACCCGCAACCCGTATTTCAGGGCACCTCGGTTCCAACGAGGCTGCTAACCAATTCGCTTACCCTCTGTAATAAAGAGGCTGGGCTGCTTCGTTTCCGACCTGACCCGGTAACCTCTCGTTCGGTCCACCCCGAAGGGACCACCTAGCGGAAGAGAAGGAAGTTGAATCCCCAAGGCATGTCACCATGCTCGCCCGCTTTCGAGGCGGGTGCCGTCGCCAATCGGCTTGCTCTTCCGTAATTCAAGCGGAAACGTTGGGACTCGAACCCAAAAGGCGTATTTCAGCCCACCTGTGTTCAAAACAGGCTCCTCATCCAGCCGGATCATTTCCAAAAGACATTTGATGACCACCTCTAATCCTCTTCGCCAAATGGCGTTCGTTTCGACAACGTTAGATTTACAGTTGATCAGGCCAACTAACCGGGTGTCTTCCCACCCCGCCAGATCATCAAATGTCAATGTTCAATAAGTTTTTGTTCTTTCTCTCTTTTTCTTCGTTCTTCTTTCATATCAGCAATATGGGAAAATAGAATCACCAAGAAAAATCCCCCAAATACCACTATGCCGACAATCCATGCCGCTATGTTGTTTGTGTTGTTCATTGGTTTTAAAAACCCTTTAAAAGTGGCGATGACGGCTTTCGAAACCGCAACGACCAAAACCATGTTTCAGATTTAATCGCATCAACTGGGCTTGAGCCAGTCAGGTATGCCAATTCCACTTACACCGCCAAATCACCAAAACGCTTTTCTAATTCAGATAATACTTCCTCTTTCATTCCATCCCAATGTTCCATAAAACCCGGAAGTGTTAATTTGAATTCTTGAAACTCGTCCCAGTTAAAATAGTTTTGTGCATCATCCATTTCACGCTCAAGAAGTAATTTTGACTGTTCGCTTAGTGAATCGTCTTTGTATAAACTCCAAGCAACAGCGTACCTTCTATGGTGTTCTGGCATAATGCTCATTATCTCGCTGCTTCCATCAAACGAATGTTGCAGCATTCCATCTTTTCTTTTCCTTGATCAACAAGAGTTTTGTTCATCATGTTAATGACTTCTTGTTGCTCTTTTTCTGTCAATAATCTGTCGGTTGTCATCATCAAAGGGATGTCTGTGGCAATTGTAATTTCTTCCTGAAATCCCATGTTCTTCATGAAAGAGTTGATGTTGTCTTCGATTTCACCAGCCTCTTCGGTGATATCTCTTGTTTTTGCCCTCAAAGTTAATTCGTACTTACATTGAACAGACATGTCATTCCTTTTGAATTGAGTCAAACCATTCTTGAAAACAATCAGGACAAACAGGGGGTGCGTATGGGTCTGGGGAAACAAAGTCTCCCTCATCAAGTTTGAATTGCTTGCCACAAACACATGTAGCAACCCCGTTTTTTACATTGTCGAAATACCAACTTTCGGCCCGTATTTCACCTCGTTCTATTGGGTCTGGAACATGCATTCCAAACATTGTTTTACTCCTTTATTGATTCTTTGGCAATGCATCTCCGGTCTTTTTCCTGTGACCTTTAATCATCGCATGATAGTCTGGAAGTTGTTTTTCACTTCTTTTTGTGTCACCGTTGCTAAGCACAACCCAACCATCATCCCATTGATCATCTTCATTTCTGATTTTGATTACTTTGCCTTCAGATGCATACTTTTCAGGAATCCAAGCAACTTGAGTTCTTGTTGTGGTTGGATTTAATGTTTTCCTCAGTGTGCATTGTTTGTAGTAATTTACAGTCACATCAACCTCCATAAATAATTTGGATCATTCAACATCCTGTTTGATCTGTTTCCCTATTGTATCAAAATCTTCGTCTTTAAATGACTCATCACTTCCAACGATAAGCCAACTGTTCATATTGGAATCAAAATCACCTATCGTCCATTCTTTATGTATTTCAACCCAATACAAACCATTTTCACGCATCTTTTGCTCCAATTTCTCAACCGAGAAACAACTGATCCAATTAAGTATCCGAGAGGGGAGTCGAACCCCTACGCCATTTAAGGCATGCGGCCCTCAACCGCACCTGTCTACCAGTTCCAGCACTCGGACATGTTTAATTTCTTCTTGTAGCTATTCTCATTTGTCGTATTCTCTTATGCAAACGTCGTCTTAGAGCTGCGACATTTTCAGAACAGCGTTTTTCTAATTCCTTTTCGTCAATTTTCTTTTCTTGTGACATGTTTTCCTGCCTTAAAGTAGCGACGGTGGGATTCGAACCCACACTGGACGACTCTTAAAATCGTTGCCTCTGCCGTTGGGCTACGCCGCCATATTTTTAGTTAAGTTGTAGACTATTCGATTCTACATGTTCTTTGAATCTTTTTAAACAATCAGAATTATCACAGGAATGATGTTCTTGGTTTTCAACAAGATCACTGTGATGTTCTACAAAAGATTCATTTGCTGTTTTCTAATTCTCAGGAGTTTTTAATCCATTTGTTATTTCTTCCTTCCCGCAATAATCACAAATAAATTTACAGAACCATTTTTTCATTTTGATTACCTTCTTTTACTTGAACAAAGTAACAAAATAGCACAGGTGGGAGTCGAACCCACAAACAATCACTTGATTCTGAATCAAGTCGCTTTGCCGTTTGCGTACTGTGCCATATTGAAAGTGCAACTTTCAATTGAAAGTTGCACTTTCATTTAGTTCATTCCTGCACTTCAACAACAATACCAGAACCAACGGTCTTGCTGCCTTCTCGAATAGCGAATCGGCTGCCAGTTTCAATGGCAACTGGCTTACCAAGTTCGATATCTAGATCAACGTGCTCACCGGGCATTGCCATTTCGACATCGCCAACCATGTTGGCACAACCCGTTACATCAGTTGTGCGGAAAAAGAATTGTGGTCGATAACCATCAAAAAATGGTGTATGTCTTCCACCTTCAACTTTCGCCAACACATAAACCCGTCCTCGAAACTTTGTGTGAGGTTGAATGGATTTCGGAGCAGCCACAACTTGGCCTTTCTGAATATCCTCTTTCTTAACACCTCTCAGCAAAATTCCAACATTATGACCAGCAAGCCCTTCGTCCAGAGGACGATGGAACATTTCAACACCAGTACAAACTGTGTCGAGGGTGTCATCTTTCAAGCCAACGATTTGGACATCATCGCCAACACGAACACGACCTTGCTCAATTTTTCCTGTTGCCACAGTTCCCCGACCTTCGATGGTGTGAACATCTTCAATCGAAAGAAGGAATGGCTTTTCTGTTTCACGCTCAGGAATACCAATGTAGGAGTCCAAAGCATCCATCAATTCGGTGATACACTTTGCTGCTTCCGGGTCACTGGGGTTTTCCAGTGCTCCTTTGGCGTTTCCATAAATCACCGGAACATTTTCTCCATCAAACCCGTATTTAGTCAAGAGTTCACGGGTCTCCATTTCCACAAGTTCGATCATTTCTTCATCGGCCAGATCGCACTTATTCAGAAAAACAACGAGTGCTGGAACTTCGACCTGTCGAGCCAACAAAATATGCTCACGTGTTTGAGGCATCGGGCCATCTGCTGCCGATACCAGCAAAACAGCTCCGTCCATTTGTGCTGCCCCAGTAATCATGTTTTTGACATAGTCAGCATGACCGGGACAATCGATGTGTGCATAGTGCCTGTCGTTCGTTTCGTAATTCACATGTGAAGTGATGATCGTAACGGTTTTACTTTCATCACGAAATGTTCCACCTTTGGCAATGTCTTTGTAAGACTTACTTGTTGCCAAACCTTTTTCAGCTTGAACAGCAAGTATTGCTGCGGTTAGGGTTGTTTTGCCATGGTCAATATGACCAATGGTTCCCACATTCACATGTGGCTTACTACAATCGAATTTTTCTTGAGTACTCATCGTTCCTTTCCTTTCTGTGAGTAGTGGAGAGTACCGGAATCGAACCGATTTCTTCTGTGCTTCAAACAGACGCTGAATGACCACACTAGCTCACTCTCCATGGTGGGGGAGGTAGGATTTGAACCTACAATGCCCTTTCGGGCAACATCTTTACAAGGATGTCGTGTTTGCCGTTTGTATGCTTTTCATGAATGGGACAGTTGCCTGTCCAAGGTTGTAAAGCAGTAGTGAGTTTCACCACTCCCCCATTTAGACAACCAAAAAAGGCTGTCTTTCAACAAACAACCTTTTTTGGTTGTCTGTTGAGTGGCGACATACGGAATCGAACCGCCTATCTCTATGAGCACGAAGGTTACAGCTTCGGTGGGTTCCCACACCCCAGTGCCGCCAAATTATCATTAAATTGTAAAAGACCAAAGTGGGAGCAGACGGAGTCGAACCGCCACAGCATACTACGGGTAGGTTACAGCTACTTGGGCTCGCCAATGCCCAGTACTCCCATTTAATTCAAAATAAAGCAAGTGTTACAATTCTAAATTCATCATCCATGTTTTTTGATGTAATCCAAAATTTGTTCTTTGTCTTCATCTGTCAGAGCAAAACTCAGCTTGCTCTCAATGTACCTCATTACTGTTTCTTCGGACACAGCCGATTCTTCATGTAGTGAGTCAATCTTCAAGTGGATTTTGATTAATGTTGCAACCAGTTCCACTTCCCTCTCTGTCATCAATTCTCTCCATCAAATCGTTTTTCAGTTGTCTTCGACGCCAACGTTTCCAACGTCTTTTATCTTTGCCGTCCCAATGTTCAGGCCAGCGTCCGTCACCGTTGTATTCCCAAAGAATTCCTTTGTTTCGAATACCTTTTCGGCGTTTTCTTATGTCTCTGTGTTGTCTTAACCCTCTCAATGCAAACTCCATACACCAATAAAAAAAGCTCAGTTGCCGTTATGGCAACTGAGCTTTGCGGTGTAAGGTGCTGTGCTCGTTTAGTCCATAACGGTATCGTGTTCCCTTGAAAGGGAATACAAGTACAGTAATGATGAACTAAACGAAAAAGTCATTTGTGTGTTTCCTTTTGCTGCCGGAAAAATTCCGATCAGCATGTTATAGTATCTACCTGCATTTTATTTTGCAAGACTAATTTTTGCAAAATTCCAAAAAAGTTTGTCTGCTTGTTGAATTGCCCAGTCTTCGGAGCCTGTGAAAACCTCAACTCGACCATAAGGGTCTTCTCGAAAGAGGCTGTAAGCTTCGACTGGTTCGATCCTTGCGTTCTCTCGTATGTCCGAGTCATCTCGGAGAAAGAACCCATTGTATTCTTTGACGATTCGACCGCCGCAATTTTCTTTTGACATCAGTCATCCGGGAAAAGGTGAAACATCCAGTAAACCATCGCTGCTGCTGGAATCAAAGGCCAACATGTGATGAGAAGTATCAGACAGAAGATTCCAATCTGAATTCCTCTTCCGTCAATGTTGAGTGATCCGATGGCTAACACTGCCACGCAAACAATAAAGAACCAGAAGATGAATCGCACGATATATGAAACGGCATCAAGCCCGGTCCACCAATGCAATCCCCATGTTGGTAGATGAAATGAGTCCCACCATTCACCGAGAGTTCCGTTATACCAAAGAAGAAATAAAGCCACATGAATGCAGGCGATCACAAAGATCGAAAGCATTGTCAGCAGGACTTTGTCTTCTTTGAGGTCTTTCCACAAACTCATAGACTCGTTTCAAAAGGAAAGGTTCACGAAAATTCTTTGACGACTTCCATGTCTTCTCTTTACAGCGGCACCCCTTTGTCGTAACTGTATTCGTATTCCTCGCATTCCTCGTCATAATCGCCCCTCATTTCTTTGACCCAATCCAGATATTCCTGAGATGGTTCCAAAGTGTTGAAGCGGTATTCCTCGTAGCCGTTTTCCCAACGAGCCAAACGCAACTCAATCGGAGTTCCGTGAAGAATACGAGCTACTTGATCGAGCACCCATTGTTTGTGGTGACTTCCATCAATTTGGCCGTACCTTCCAATGTAGACCATAGCCCAGTCATTTGGCGTGAAGCTCTCATATGGTGTTCCATCAAGGGACTCCAGCACTGTTTCTCCAATGTAGCCTTCCACTTTTTTTCCTTTCAAGAAAACTCCATTTCATTTTACGGCCAAAATTGCGAATTGTAAAGCAGCACTCCTATATACCCACATGAAGTTTAGAGATTTTTTATTGGCTGAAAATGACCCCATGATGGGTGGCCCGCCAATGGGTGGCGATCCAATGGGCGGGGGAATGCCTCCGGGAGCTGATCCAATGATGGGTGGCGGCATGGGAGGTCCAATGGGCGGTCCACCGATGGGAGATCCCATGGGAATGGGTGGAGGAATGCCCGGTGGCGGTGGGGAAAATCCAGCTTTGCCCAAAGATGCAGACGTTTGGACAGTTCTTGATTCTATTTTGAACAATAAGCCTTTGGAAGAAGAAGAGCCTCAACAAAGTCAACCTCCGGCAGATCCAATGGGCGGAATGGCACCGCCACCAATGGGAGGACAACCACCAATGCCCCCAATGGGAGGCGGAATGAATCAGTCTTCACCAATGGGCGGTGATATGTTACAAAGTGGTCCTCACTTAATGCAATAACTTCTAAGAATTCCACGGAAGGATTCTAATGTCAAAAGCTATGCTGTTTAGCGATCTGCACGTTCATTCTCATAAGGGAAAGATTGATCGCTTAGACGACTGTCTAAAAACTCTTGAATGGATATTCAAAGAATCCAAGAACCATGAATGCAAATACATTCTCTTCTTGGGTGATTTATTTCATGATAGAGCGAAGATTGACGTTCTCACTTATCTTCGTACATTTGAAGCTTTTATGAATGAGGCTGATCCTAATCAGGAAATTTATTTGCTGGTAGGAAATCATGACATGTACCATCGTGAACGATGGGATGTGAATTCTGTCAAGCCTCTCACTGCTATCCCTAATGTCCATATCGTGGACGAACCATCAACAATCAATATTGGTGGTAGAAATGTTGATTGGATACCTCACACAGAAGACCCAATCAAAGAAGCCAAGAAGTTAAAAGAAGGAAGAGACAAGAAGGATCTTACGCTTCTTTTAGGACATATGGCCATCGATAATGCCATTCTCAATACCATGTATGGCACTAAAGCAGATGTCATTGTTGAGTATGATACAGGCATGAAAACAGTTGATGTTAGTATTTTTGACGACTGGAGTAATGGTCGTGTATTTTTGGGCCACTATCATGGTGCCCAGCATCTTAATGATCATGTTGAGTATTTGGGGTCACCATTGCAGCTTTCTTATGGTGAGGCATTTCAGGAGAAGCACATTGCAGTTTTAGATCTCAAAACATTAGAATACGAATACATCATTAATGATTTCAGCCCAAAACATTTGATCTTAGAAAAGAATGAAATCAATGAACATAATCTAAAGGGCAATTTCACACGTATTGTATGTGATGACATGTCTGCAAAAGACTTGATTGACATCAAGTTGGATCTGATGCAAAAACATGAAGTTGCCAGTTTTGATTTCAAGCAACGTGAACGAAAAGAAGACGAAGAAGCGAAAATTGAAGAAGCTCGTGCCATTTTGTTTAAGCATGATGAGATGCTTGAAAAGTGGCTTGAAGAAAAAACTGTTCCTGAAGGGTTAGACAAAGGTTTTCTTTTAGAAATTGGCAAGAAGATTATTGCCAATCAAGATGAAGAAGGCTCGCTTTTGAAAGAATTATTAGATTCATGAGAAATTTAATTATCACATGGGCCAGTGGTGAGGATTTTTGCAAATCAGAAGGGTTTCGTGTTTATTTGAAATCTCTGAAAAACATTGATCTTTCTAATGTAGATGTTGTATTTGTGACACATGATATGCCTGAAGAAACTCGGGCAATTTTGAAAACTTTAGAATTCAATGTCTATGATGTAGATCCAAATGAAGTTGGGTATCCAATTGGAGATCGTCACCTTCATTTTTGGCGTTACCTTGCTGCCAATCCTGATAAGTACAATCAAGTTCTTCATACAGATTGTCGTGATGTTGTCTTTCAAAGAGATCCATTCAAACTGGTACGTTATTCAGAGTCATTTATCCTTTTGACAAATGAAGGGATGCCTCCTTCATCGAATGGATTTCATTGTATAGAGCAGTTTAAATTTCAACAGGATATTCCGCCTTTGTTTCGAAAAGAAGTGAGAGACCATGTGCTGAATGGCGGAATTGCAATGGGTACTGCTGCTGATTTGAAGAGCCATTTTTTCCTTATCTGGGCTCTTAGTATAAAAATGTCACCTGATGTTACAGATCAGGCTGCTTTGAATTATTTGTTCAATTTTCTGGACCATGATCAAACTTATAAAGTAGCGCATCCTGCATTGGACAGTTTTTGTCTCACTGGAGAAGCTGTAAAAGATTCTTTCGTAGAATCAGATTTTCGAAACGGAGTTTTCTATCATAGGAAACTTAATGAACCCTATGTTCTGGTCCATCAATGGGATCGAACAAAATATCAAGAAAACGTCTTGGCACATTATCTCGAATAGAGTATAACCCTTCGCCACAGACATGGAGGTTTGGTGTGCGAGATCTAAAATTTCATTATGCTTCGGCGAAGAACTTCATTTGTTTCGGTCCTGAAGGGATCGAACTTTTTTTTGACAATTATGGAAGTCTCGTCTTAGTAAGGGGTGAAAACCTCGATGATGGCACAAATAAAGAGCCAGCCTCCAATGGCGCTGGTAAAAGCACTCTTCAAGACATCATCTCCTATGCTCTTTACGGTAGAACCGTTAAAAGCCCAAAACAACTCTCTGAAGGAGAGGTCATCAATTCTTTGACCGAGAAGGGACTCGTTGTCGAAGTTCAATTTGATGATCATAGAGTTGTTCGCTATCGCAAACCTAACAAACTAAAGGTTTGGAAAAGCAAAGATCACATCTGGGATAAAGAAACAGAAGTGACAATGGGTACTATGCGTGAGACCCAAAAGTATATTGAAAAAATCATTGGTCTTACACACAGAGCATTCTGCAACATCATTGTTTTTGATGACTCTAATTCTCATTCTTTCTTGGAGTCGGATGGTCCTACCAAGCGTAAGATTACAGAGAATCTTCTTGGGCTAGACACATATCGTGAACACCACGAGTCTGCCAAAGAGCTTCGTAAGAGCATCAAGAAAAGTATAGAAGGAAAATCCATAGAATATGAAAGGCTTAAAGTAGAAATTAAAAACTGCGATGAACGTGTTTCTATGGTCACGAAGAAAGAAAGCGACTGGAGAAAAGGTGTTGAGAACAAAATAACAGAATTGAAAAGTGAAATTTTATCAAAACAGCAAGAACTTTCATCAACAGATGAAGGGAAAGCTCTTGCTAAATACCAAGAAGCTCAAGAACAACTTTTGGAAAAGCAGGGTAAAGTTGATGAATTTGATCATAAAAGAGATCGTCTTAATGGAATCGTAGCAGATGCCAATGAGAAATTAGAAAAGGCACGTGAACAAAAGCAATCTATCAACCTCACCCTTCAGGAAAAGAATCTTAAGATAAAATCTTTGAAGGAAAAATTAGAGACAAACAAAGAACTTGTTGTTTCGCTTGAATCTCTTGAAGATGGGCAGGTTTGCCCAACTTGCCATGGAAAAATAACCAAAGAAAACTATGGCAGTGTTTTAACGCATGCTCAAAACATTGTTAACACCTGCGCTTCAGAGATCCAAAAATTAGCAACAGCAAGTGAAAAAGACACAGAAAGTTTTAAGGCTAAATCAGCTATTGTCTCTAAATTAGAAGATCACATTAAAGAGGCAAACAAAACTGTCACAAACATAGAAGACAAACTAAGCACACTCCGTCAGGAAGTGGTTAATCTTGGGAACATAAAGAAACCTGAAGGGAATTCGGCTCAACAAATTCTGGAAACAGAGATTGTTGATCTTAAAAAGCTCTGTAAGTCCAAAGAAGAAGAATTCAAGGGTGATTCACCCTACAAGGAAATTTTGGAATCAACAATTAAAGAACAGGCAGATAGAAAAAATGAAATAGAACAGAAAAAAGAGGAAATTAAAAAGGTGGAAAGTTTAGTACCTTATGTTGATTTCTGGTTCGATGCTTTTAGCGATAAAGGCATTCGAAAGTTTGTAGTTGAAGGAGCAATTCCGGCTCTTAATTCAAGGGTTTCTTATTGGTTGCAACATCTGATTGATAATAAGATTGAGGTTATATTTGATAACCAACTCGATATTGAAGTTAAGAGAAATGGAGCAAAGGCCAACTATTACTCTATGTCAAATGGAGAGAAAAGACGCATCAATTTGGCTGTATCGCAGGCATTTTCTTATGTCATGATGCTGCACAGTGGAAGTTGTCCGTCACTTGTTTTCTTGGATGAGATTACAGGTGGTGGAATTGACCGAGTTGGTGTGACTGGCGTTTATAATATGGTCTTTGAGTTGGCTAAAGAACGTCAGGTTTTTGTTACAACGCATAATGAAAATCTCCTAGACATGCTTCAAGGCTGTGAAAGTCTCACTCTTCGTAAGAAGGATGATGTCACTAAACTTGTTTCATAATCAGCCGCAACAGTTATTACGTTTTTGGACGATGAAGTTGCCTAAAAAACTAAACTCATAAGGTCTAGCTACCTGTCCCAATTTAAACAAGACACATCACAGAAAGAGAGGATTTGATGTCATTATCGGCTCTACAAGAGTATACATTTGTGAGCAAGTACGCACGATACTTGCCAGAGAAAAGCAGGAGAGAAACTTGGAATGAAGCGGTTGAAAGAGTGCGAGACATGCACATTCGACGCTACCCGGAAATTACACAAGAGATTGAATGGGCCTTCGAGCAAGTGAGGCAGAAGCGGGTCTTAGGGTCGCAACGAGCTTTACAGTTCGGGGGCAAACCGATTGAAAAGAAGAATGCCAGAATCTATAATTGCATCGCATCATATTGTGACAGAATGCGATTTTTTCAAGAATGTTTTTGGCTATTGTTGTGCGGTTGTGGAACAGGTTTTTCAGTGCAGGAACATCATGTTGCTAAAATTCCTGATTTTGTTCCAGAACGCTTGGGCAAAAACAAAACATATCTAATACCGGACTCAATTGAAGGCTGGGCTGATTCACTTGGTGTTCTTTTGAGTAGCTATATGTCTGGTGGAGAATTCCCGGAATTTGAAGGGTTTGATGTAGTATTTGACTACAGTTTGATTCGTCCTGAAGGTGCTCCTTTGGGTTCTTCATCTGGGAAGGCACCCGGTCCTAAACCGCTCAAAATAGCTTTGGAAAAAGTTCGTGAGCTATTGGACGCCTGTCTTGAAAGAGGTCAAAGTCGCATTCGACCAATTGATGCATATGACATTGTCATGCACGCCTCAGATGCTGTGTTGAGTGGTGGCGTAAGACGATCTGCCACAATTTGTCTTTTTAGTCCTACTGACAAAGAAATGGCAACTGCAAAAACGGGTAATTGGTTTGCAGAAAACCCACAACGTGGTCGCAGCAACAATTCAGCACTTTTAATTCGTAATGAAACCACTAAAGAACAGTTTGAAGAACTGATGTCTTATGTGCGTGAATTTGGCGAACCGGGTTTTGTCTGGTCAGATTCAACAGAATTGTTGGTAAACCCGTGTGTAGAAATTGGCCTTTATCCAGTTGATGAAATTACTGGTAAAAGTGGCTGGGAAGCTTGTAATCTTTGTGAAATCAATGGAGCAAAATGTAAGACTCCTGAAGATTTCAAAACGGCTTCTAAAGCCGCTGCTATTATTGGCACTTGTCAGGCAGGTTACACAGATTTGAAATATCTGGGCGACACATCTCGAAGAATCATTGAGAGAGAAGCTTTGTTGGGAGTAAGCATTACTGGCATGATGGATAATCCAGACGTTTTGTTTGATCCCAAACTTCAACGGCAAAATGCTAAGTTGATCATTAAGACAAATGAAAAGATCGCTGAGAAAATTGGCATCAATCCAACTGCTCGTGCAACATGCGTGAAACCAGCAGGGACAACTTCTTGTATTTTGGGAACTGCTTCCGGCATTCACCCACATCACGCCAGTGTTTATATTCGTCGTTCTCAGGGCAACTATCTTGAGCCGCCCCTGAAATTCTTTAAAGAAATCAACCCATTAGCTGTTGAAAAATCTGTCTGGTCAGCCAATGGCACCGATGAGGTCATTGCTTTTTGTGTTGAAGTGCCTAAAGGTGCTAAGACTAAGAATGACATTGATGCTCTCACTTTGTTGGATCATGTTAAAAGCACTCAACAAAACTGGGTCATGGCAGGAACTGTTGAATCCAGATGTACCGCTGATTGGCTGGTGCATAATGTTTCAAATACAATTACAGTCAAGGAAGATGAATGGGATGATGTCACTCAGTATATTTTCAAGAATAGGAAATACTTTGCCGGTATTAGTCTCTTGCCAATTACAGGGGACAAAGATTACCCACAAGCTCCATTCACTGCAATTTATCGTCCATCTCAATTGGTTAAAATGTATGGCGATGCAAGTGTTATGGCAAGCGGTTTGATTGTTGATGGGCTTCATGCTTTCAATGACAATCTTTGGAAAGCTTGTGAAGTCGTTTTGGGACTGGGAGAACCTCTTACAGAGCCACAACCAAAAGTTACTGAAGAAATGCCGCATATCAGTTTAGAAGATGTTCGAGAACAGGAACGTGAACAACAAGTTTACGAAGCTAAGGTTGATTGGGTTCGTCGAGCAAAACAGTTTGCTGAAAGGTATTTTGATGGAAACATCAAACAGATGACTTATTGTTTGAAAGACGTAAACAATTGGAAGTATTATTGCGATCTCATGAGAGAATACAAAGATGTTGATTTCTCTGCTATGATTGAAGAGCAAGACAATACTCGCCTCGAAGCTACCATTGCTTGCGCAGGTGGCAGTTGCGATTTACAGTACGTTTGATAAGTTGCCGATAAAAAACCAAATAGCTAACTCATGTAGAGTTGAATAAATTTTGGAATTGAGGTAACATGAACAATGAGAATGTCTTGTTGATCATTCGGGTGGTGGTGGTCTTGATTTTGATCACCGCCACCCCTTTTGTGGTTATTTGGAGCCTAAACGTTCTTTTTGGGCTGAAAATACCATTTGCGATCAAAACTTGGTCTGCTGTAGCATGTCTGATCATCATTCTTCTCAGATTGTGTAGACAAAGAAGGTAGGGGAAAAAAGATGACTGGCAAATTTATTGTTGTGGTAGGAGGTGTGTATTCTGGGACAGGAAAAGGCATCAGTGCCGCTTCAATTGGCTTGTTGCTAAAAATGCGTGGATCTAATGTAGAGTTGATCAAACTCGATCCTTATCTTAACGTTAATGCTGGCACTATGAATCCTCGTCAACACGGCGAGGTGTTTCTTTGTGATGACGGATCAGAAACAGATCTTGATCTCGGTCATTACGAACGAATTACAGACATTACAATGTCTGGCAAAAATATTTTTACCAGTGGTACTTTGTATAAAGAGCTTTTGAGCGAAGAAGAACAAGGGCAATACCTTGGTGAAACTGTTCAGGTGATCCCTCATGTTACAGGTAAGGTTCACGAACGACTAAAAGCACTGGGCACTAATGACAACATCGTTATAGCTGAAATTGGTGGAACAGTTGGCGATATTGAATCCAGTGGGTTTTATGAAGCAATACGGCAATTTAAACAAGCAAACCCTGATAATGTAATGGTCATTATGGTTGCTCCAGTAATTTGGAATGCAACCGTCAAAGAATTCAAAACAAAACCATTACAAAACTCCGTGAAAACTTTGTTGATGCATGGCATTCAACCTGAAATGCTGCTTTGTCGTACTGATAGAGAGCTTCCAAAACAAATATTGGACAAAGTTGCTCGTTTAACCAATGTATCCAGAGAAGCTGTTTTTGAAGCTCCTGATGTAAGTTCAATTTACCAAGTGCCTATTGAGTTCTACGATAGGCACGTTGATGATTTGATTGCCGACAAATTCCACCTGCCTCGAAAAGGCGTCAAGATACACAAGTATCGAAAATTGGTGGAAGCTTATATTGAAGGCGAAGATTATCCAGATACAAATATTGCCATTGTTGGCAAGTACGATAATTGCGATGAAGCTTATCAAAGCCTTAAAGAAGCCCTTGTTCATGCCAGCGTGGATTGTGAGACTAAAGTTAAAATCACTTGGATCAACGCTGAAGAATTAGAGGGCAAAGATTTACGCAGTGTTCGCCATATTTTCAAAGATGTTAATGGAGTCATTGTTCCGGGCGGATTTGATTCACGTGGAGTTGAAGGCAAGACACTTGCAATTCGATATTGTCGGGAAAAGAAAATTCCTTTCTTGGGGATTTGCCTTGGTCTTCAATGTGCTGTTATCGAGTTTGCACAGAATGTTCTTGGGTGGGATGATGCCACGAGTCGAGAATTTTCGAAAAAGAAAGATTCTCATCGTTACGTGATTGATTATGTTGATGGTCAAGAAAATATCGATCACAAATCAGGCACAATGCGTTTGGGATCATATGACTGTATACTTGAAAAAGGGATCATTCGTTCCCTTTATGGAAACAAGAAAAATATCAGCGAAAGACATCGCCATCGTTACGAAGTGAATGGTGATTATGTTTGCAAGCTTGAAAAGAAAGGGTTTCGAGTAGTTGGAAGAACCCCTGAAAGCAATCTTGTAGAAATGATGGAACTTGATCCTGAAATTCATCCTTATTTTGTTGGAACTCAGGCTCATCCTGAGTTTAAGTCACGCTTTCAAAATCCAGCACCTTTGTTTGTAGGGTTGCTTAATGCCGCAAAGGATCATTACGTGGCTTCAACTACTAAATCAGGATAGATCGTTTTCTTTCAGACAGGTCAATTAAGTCTTGTTTTTTGAAGTTTTTGTGAACACACACAATGTGCAGAAACAAGAGATATTCATCTCCTTTGTGTCCCCATTCATCTTTGTATGAGTTAGCAAAATCTATTATGTGAAGTTTACCATTTAAAACTGTCACGTTTTCTTCTAGGTCTCCATGAACGCAGTTGTATTTTTGCAGACCGTCTAAAATATCATTGCATTGATGTCGCCAATCTTCAGGGATTGTAATTCGACTTATTGGTTCACCCACATATGTCATTTTTATAGACATTTTTTCGTCATTTAATTCAATTATATTAGGAACACGATGAAAGTCAGCTAATTTATTTAAATGATGTACTTCAGAGTTATAATTAGCTTGATTTGAAAAGGTTTTTTCTACTATCCCGGATTTAATAGACACATTTTTTGTGCCTATTCCATATGGAGATTTCATCAGAAGCCTTGTTGTCCCTGTCCCATCATGGGGTCTTGTTGATTCGGATCTGGCGGCATTTGTCCCATTTGGTCCATTTGAGGATCAACAGGTTGTTCTGGGCCATCCTGTTGTGAGGTCAATTCCATATCCTGCTGTTCAACGTCTTCGCCGCCAAGTTCTGCTGCTTGATCTAAAGCACTTGTTGTTTTGATTCCCAGTTTAGTAGAAACATTTTCCAGTTCCTGAGCTGCTGCCGGGATCATTTGCTTTAGATCACCTTTTTCTTCAATGGTTTTCTTTAAAGCAACTGCCACTTTTTGAAGTGATTGCAAATGCTTTTGTTGCTTGATTGTCCACTGGCTGTGAAGAATTTTTCTTATTCTGTTGACAATGTCGTCTGCTAATCGTGTTGTTTGACGAACGCCCATGTGCTCCATGTCATTCTGAAGATCATGCACGGTAGTGAGCACATCGGTTACTTTGTGCCCCAGATGACTTTTTTCTTCGTTTAACAAGTAGGTTTTAAACCCCATGTCACCCTCCTGTTGGATACTCTCTGTACAGCTTTTGTTCATTCAAATCCACTTTCCACATTCTTTTGTAGTTTTTGTTCTCTTCGATAGGTTCTTCTAAACACTCTTGTTTCCAAAAGTCATATATCTCTCGATATTTGGAATCAGGCGGTATTCTCAACCAAACATTATTGCCTTTTCTGTCTTCTGGCTTGTAGATGTCCGTAATATCAAATAAATGTTCCGGGTCCAGCCAAGTTTTCTTTCTGCTTCTATTTTTGGCAGGGCTGGTGTTGAGAGCCGGAATTTTACCGTCATGCCCAAAGTCCTGATCTCCTATGACAATATACATTGTCATAGAAGTATTATTCAGATTTCTATTGCTTGGACATTTTACCCAAGACGATTTTGGCTTACGGTCATCCCAAAAGACAGCACTGGGCCGCTTGATGACAATATCGCCCTTTTCCGGCATTTTTGTTTTAGGTGCGGATTCAGCGGTTGATTCTTCAAGCTTGTAATTAGCCCATTCTGTAAATTTGTTGAACATAGCACTCTATTTAGTGTGTAAACCAAGGATATTCTTCATTTCGTTCATTATACGTTATCCTAAAATTAAAGGATGTTATTAGTCAATAATCATACATATTTGTATGGATGATCTTGATATTGACGATATTTTTGAAAACATGAGCAGCGACAAAAAGAGAGTAAATGGCAAAAGAAAAGGAAACAGAGTTGAACTGGAACTCTGCAAGCTTCTTACCAAACATTTCAAAAAAGAATTTTCTCGATCTGTTGGTTCCGGCAATCGATGGAGCCAAGTTACATCTATGCCTGCACATGCAAGAGATTCATTTATTGGCGACTTGTGTTGTCCTGAAGGGTTTAAGTGGGTTATTGAATGTAAAGGTGGGTACGACAATGATGTGGATTTTAGCAGCGTTTTAGATGGTGGCTGTGCCAGACTTGATGAATTTATAGAACAATCTACACATGATGCTGAACAAAGTGGACGTAAACCAATCATTCTTTGGAAGCGAAGTCGTAAACCATGGATTTTTATTGCCAAGAACACAGATATCAGCGTGTCAAATTTTGACTACTCATTTGTTTATCGTGATTGGAATATTGGAACTTTGGAAAAGTTGTTATCGTCAACAAATGAAAAGTTTTGGTTTGAGATTTAATGTTAGAATTTTTCAAAAAACTATTTGACACATCTGACTATCCAGCAAGATGGAGTTGCGGAAATTGGAGTCAATTTGAAGGTTGGCTTCATATTTGTTCTGACATTACAATTTTTGTTTCCTATTTTGCTATTCCTGTAGGGCTCTTGTTTATTCTTTACAGAATGAGCACTAATCTCAAGAAGATTAAAACTTTTCTTGTTTTGTTTTCTTTGTTCATTTTCCTTTGTGGTTTTACGCATTTGATAGAAGCGTGCATCTTCTATAATCCCATTTACAGAATTTCAGGAATGCTGAAATTCTTAACGGCATTTGTTTCTGTCATTACCGCTGTTTATTTATTGATTTTTGTTCAAACAAAAGCATTGAAATTCATAGCTTCAGCAGGTGAACTCGACGTAGAAAAAGATAGATTTGAACGAGCGTTTTACGCTTCTGGTATTGGCATGGGATTGGTGTCCGCAGGTGGAGAATGGCTGAAAGTTAATCCTGCTATTTGCGAAATGCTTCAATATACAGAAGAAGAACTTTTGTCCATGACTTTTATGGATCATACTCTGGAAGATGATATCAAACCAGACTGGGATCAATTTAAACAGGTTTTAGCTGGCACTTTAGACACGTATCAAATGCGGAAAAGATACATCAAAAAAGACGGCACGGTATTTCCAGTAAGACTTACTGTTTCAGTTGTTCGAGACGAAAATGGAAACTTTATACACACAGTTTCTCAAATCGAAGATATTACAGAAATTGAAGCAAGTGAAAGACACTTGAAACGTGTGGAAAGTTTAGTTAAAGATCTTGAAGGCTTTATTAGACTTTCTTCACACGATCTCAAATCTCCCCTGAGAGCTATTTCCAATTTAGCAAATTGGCTTGAAGAAGACATTGATCCAAAACATCTTACAGATGAGGCTTTAACTCACCTTAAAGCTATCAAAAAGAAATCAACCAAAATGCATGGGTTAATAGATGCCATTTTAGAATATACAAAGATACCTAATTCTGATTTTAGATCAGAGATTGATATTTCTGAAGTAGTCCAAAATTGTGTTGGTGTCAATTCCATTGGAAAAGATATTGAATTAAACGTAGTTAATCTTCCTGTGATAAATGCCAATCGTCACCAAATGCAAATGTTATTCAATGTGTTTATAGAAAATGCAATTGAACACTCGAATGAATCCGTAGTTGAAATTGATGTGATTTACGATAATGGAAAATTCATCATCAAAGATGATGGTCCCGGAATAGAACCAAGATATCATGATAAGATTTTTCAAATGTTTGAAGTATTAAACCCCAATGGCAAAATTGGTGCTGGTTTAGCTATTGCTAAAAGAATTGTTCATGAATACGATGGAGAAATCGGAGTGGAATCCAACATTGGCGAAGGTTCCAGATTTTGGTTTACTTTAAGTGGAGTAGAGGAATGAAAGGCGTGTTGTTGATTGATTTTGATGGAACTATTGTCGAGCACAGTTTTCCTGATATTGGGGAAACGTTACCGGGAGCTTTCGAGGTTTTAAAAGAACTTCAACAATATGGTTACAAACTTATTTTATGGACATGCAGAGAAGATGTTCGACATAAAATAGACAAACAATATCTCAAGGATGCAGTTGATTTTTGCAAGCATAATGGCATAGAGTTTGATGCTGTTAATGAGACCATACTTGATTTTGATTTTCGATCATGTTATAATTGCGATACACGTAAGCCTCATGCAACATGGCACATTGACGACAGAAACCTTGGTGGTTTCATGGGGTGGGATAAAGTTCGAGAGTTTCTAATTGAAGGAAAAGGTGCAGAATGGCGACTAAGCTAGTAAAGCCTGTCTCAAGGGAAGTGGAGCTAGAAGATGAATTTGGAAATTCTGGCGACGTGATTGTAACCATGAAAAAAGACGGAATTGAATTTCGTATGAAAAGCACCAGTCGAAAAATATTCATGCCATGGCAAAAAGTCATTAAAGGAATGGCTAAGCTTCCAGCAAATGCTCCGGGCCGTCATTTAGATAATCCTCTTGGATGGCTTGTTCAAAAATGAACCTTTCTCATGTGCCAATCGGTGACCTGATTAGGTCGTTGCAATGGAAAGATTATACTAATCTTCCTGAAGATAAAGCAGCGGCTATATCTGCCGAACTTATGTTGCGACATAACAGAATTAAAAATTGTTTTCAAAAACCTAAGAAAAAGCTTTCTTGGAAAGAAGAAGGTTTTTGATGCGATCTCTTTTGTTGTTTGAGCCAACAGAAGAATTGCAACGTAGGCTCAAGGCTTATTTGATGTGCGAAGATATGTCTGGTATTTTAGCAAAGCATGTACAGGAAATTCGTATCGAATTGAAGCGAAGAGAAAATATAATTGTTTGGCAAAAAGAGGGGTTTTAGTGGAAGGGCTTCATTTATATTCCACAAAAGAGCTTTTACAAACGTTGAAAGTGCTTATTCGTCATAATACGCTAGGACAATTAAAGCCAGAAATTAAAGCTATCGACAACGAATTAAAACGCCGCAGAAAGATCAATGTCCCTTGGAAGAAAGAGGGTTTTTGATTGCTATATAAAGCATGGCAATTTCACCTTATAAAAGATTCAGCCGTTCTTTATCAAAAAACGCTGTTATTAAATCCTTCCCGGAGGGAGGGAAAACAAGAGTATGGTTGGAAAGTCTTGCAGATGATAAGTGGAGTGTAGTGGGGCTCGATCCGCAAGTAAGAGAAGTTTTATTGACTGTTACAAGTTCAGATTCGAATGATGTTCATAATGTATCTTTGATTCTCCCGTTTTTCAACGAGTCTTAAATCTCCGCTTTTGAAAATAAAGCTGACAAACAACATTGTCCCAAAAGCCAAAACAGCGGCTTCTTTGACAACTGCTCGAATACATTCAGCATCTTTTTCTTTTGTGACAGATCTGCAATAAGCTTCTGTCACACCTAGTAGTTGTAATCGATAATCAAACTGATTTCCATTTATTTCACCCCTTCTCCAAGAGCGAATCAGTTCGTAAGCTTTTTCATCAAGCATCTTGCTTATTCCCAGAATTTTATCCAATCAGCCTCATATCTTTTCTTGAGAGCTTCTTTGTAGGCAAGGGATTTGACTTTCGCCATCCAGAGCCGGTGACCTGATCCGCCTTTGACAATCACGCCTTCAGGAACCTCTGTTTTTACCTTATACTTTGATTCAAAGTCAAGATCAGAGTTTCGGACGTTTTCAATAAATTGATCAGTGAGATCACCTTGGTAAATTACCTCGGCGACATTGAGATGGCCAAATTCATCAACGAATTCCCGTGGAGATATGAACCCTTGCTTATGTGGATTCACATCAAATAAAACCACATCCCAGTCTTCGCAGGGCATATGAGAACCTGCGAAACTTTTTGTTCCGAAAAATTCACCATACACGATGACGCTCTGACAGGTTTTGATCTTCTTGTGTGCTTTGAAAACCTTGACCAGTTCGTCGCTGTATTTGTTCAAAAACAATGGGATTGATGGGCCGTAGATGTCTTCATTTTCGTCGATGAGGCGATTTCTTACGCCAAATTTATACCAACCACGCTTCCGAGACCATTCCGCTCTGAAGTTGGTTCCATCGTATTTCACAAACCCTATACAGGGCTCTCTGGGTGCCTTTGAGGCACTATTGATGCTTGGGTAATGTTTCATGATAATTCTCTTGAGAGTATAAGTTACTCAAGGACACAAATTTTTTGCAGAGGTTCAATAAAAAAGCCCGGTTGTGACAACCGGGCTTTTATTCGTTTGATATCGATTAAGACAATTTAGAGGTCATCTTTCGATAAACATCAGGACCACCTCGCCTCATTGAATTCCACATTTGTGCATTGGGATATTCAAAATCAGAGGTTTCTTCTCCTTCTTTTCCTTTGAATTCAACCATGCTGGAACACCCAAAGATAGTCCCCCTTTCTTCTGCTTTTCGACAAGTGTATTCAGGAAGTTGAGATTCACGCAACTTATCGAAATTGTAATCTTTTACCGAATCTGTATCTGTATCTGTAGATTCAACAACTGAATTTGATGTATCAGCAAATGTTCCTGATGTATTACCAAATGTGTTAATAGAAACAGAAGATTCGTCAACGTCTGAAAAGTTCATAGCTGTACCAACATCTGCTGAATAGAAACATTCAGCAGACACAGTGCCTTTGGTTCGATTGGTCATGTAAGACTTCATTCTCTTACGTGTACCAGACATTCCACGAGTTGCAGCATCGGCTGTTTGATTTGCCCAAACAGCCATATTGGAAACAGGAATAGAAGTAGCTTGAGCAACTTCTGCCAGTACAGCTTCAGAACATCCCATATATGTGAATGTCCATCTTTTGCTAAGCTGACAGCCTTCTACCATTTCTTTCAAACTTCCATTGACGTAGAACTTTGAAGAGTTTTCTCCACCATCAGAAATTGAGATTACAAGATAAGCATTGTTCTCATCTTGAGTGTCTGTTGTTTCCTGAAGTTTTTGAATTCCATAACCCAAGGCATCATAAAATGATGTGGAACCACTGGGTTTGAAATCTTTGTGTTTAGCATTCTCCAGAGTATCGACTGGTTGATCCCAGAAATGCTCATAGACATTGCCATTGAATGTGACCAGAGAAACACGAATGTCCTGATCTTTTGAATCCTCTCTCAGTTGATCAACTTGTTCATTAAAGCCATCAACAGCTTGTTTTTTGGTTGTGCTCATAGATGACGACCGGTCAACGACAAACAAAACATGGGTTCTTGGTTTTTTACTCATTGATATTTTTTCCCTTCATGGGGTTGTATTTGTAGTGAGTTTACATGAGTATCACATAAACTTTGTAAAACCGATCCGGCAACGAACCGGATCGGTGCTCTTATTTGCGTTGATTACTTACCGGCTCGATTGGCACGAAGATAGCTTTCAGATGCAGACCATACCCCTTCGTGGAAAACAGGGGAACTGGCAGCAAACATGTCTACTCTTCGGCCTCCATCAAAAGGGCGACCTCCTTTTGGAGAAGCTCCTTCCAATTGCCCAAGAGCAATTTTTAGCTTTGGAAGATCTCCCGTTTGTTTCAGCTCATCAAATCTCAGAGCTGCTTTACGGTAACGATCTCGAAGTTGCTTGAAGGCATCTGGACCAACAGCTTTGTCGATCAAATCGTTAGATTTGTCAATATCGAGTTCAATGTTTTCAAACTCAGTAACAAGACGTACCATTTGACGAATGCTAAGACCAACACCTTCCCATGAACGGTTCGTTTGGTCGCATGTTCCACCTAAGCGAAGTGGACGACCGGGATAAATTGGGTTTTCATCAGTGAAGTTTTGAGGCAATTCACCAACTCGATAAACCTTTTTGATTTCATCCCCGACTTTAAAGGATTCAACACCCGGAAGTCCCTGTTTCGCCTCTTTGAGGTGAGCCAATGACGTATCAATGTCAAGGATTCGGCTTGTTTCATCTTTGTAAATCAGACATGGTTCACCTCGTGAAATTTCAGCGAGGCGTTTCCCAATGGGTGACTTTGGTTCATCGGGATCAAAACTTTCCAAAAGCTCTTTTGGCGTCATGCGAGACGCTTTTTTGCTGGAAACTGGTCGCCTTGGTTCGTCGGAAGCCTCTGTGGTGTTTCCACGGAAAACTTTGGCAATGTCTTTAGCAAGAGCAATTGGTTTAACAAGACGGCCTGTTTCAATACCTTCCACAGCAGGAAGACACTGCAAAATGTCTTCATATTTGAAGGCTTTCAGGCGATCAGTGGTAGTGCCACCAGCAGCTTTTAAGCAGTTGATCATCTTTTGCGGATCAACTTGTCCCGGTTCATTTGTTTTACCGGGGGCGATGGCCTCATTGTGCTCTTCGAGCAACGTCTGTACGGAATCGTACATATCTTGGATAGACATAGTCTACCTCCTAAATTGTCTACGCAACCTATTGTTGCAAATTCGCAGCCGATTGCTGCACTACGTGACTTTTGCCACACGGCACGCCTCACCAAGCAAACGTATCTATATCGGACCTGAAATTTTCTGTCAAGTCTTTTTTTTTTTCAGTGATCAAGAATTGTGCTTGTCACCAGTTCTTTTTGTTCACCGTTCCATTCTTCATCAGCTACTTCCTGAAATTTTTTGTGAACATTTTCTAGGGATTGTTGATTCCCACGAACACGTTTTACTGATTGAAATCTCAAAATCAGCTCATGAATCAAATCATTGTCTTCATCTTCATCTTCTTCACCATCGTTTAATTCACACCTGTGACCAGACAAAGCTAATCCTTTGAATTCCAATCTGGCAATTTCCAAATTGTCATCATCAAAGAAACAAACAGCAATTATTTCTTCATTATCTGTATCATTTGGAAGTTTACTGAACCAATCAAAGGCAGAAAATGCTGGTGTTTCTTTGAGTTCAAAAGACAGAGTCTTATCTCTGTAACTCCATTCTGCCGAAAGTACAAATTCTCTGAGATGTGGACTGCTGGCTGGAATCAACCAAAAATTATTCCAATCCGGGAGCTTTGTAGGCTGAGGGACGTTTGTCTGATCTATTGATACTGTTTCCATTATTTCTCCAATGACTTGTAAGAGTAATGTTTTCTAAATATCAATCATAAATTTGCAATGGCATTCGGTCTGAAATAAAAATATTATCACCAAATTCCAGCTTGAATGTAACATTGTAAATCCCACAATTTAAATCAGTAGTATCAAGCTGATAGTATCCGTATCGCATTTCACGATAACCAACACTTTCTTCATCAACTACGATTCTAAGATCTCGTTCTTCAGGCAAGCAATCTCCACACTCTTGTTCAATTGTGACTTTAAGATCACTTACAATAGCTAAATTGTGATAGTATCGTTCCAAATCAGATCCTCTCGGAACATTTGGTATGATTTCCGCAATCAAGTATTGTTTAGAGCCTTTTCTGAGCTTGTTTGGCTGAAAGTGAAAATTAAAATCATACACAACAGGAGTAGGAGTTGTGTACCATAGGTCTGGGTAAATTGTGAAACAGTTTTCAATGGTTTGATCCGGTTCATCGGATTCCATTGTAATTGACCAAATGTCAAGATATTGACCTATGACATATTTGGTTGTTTCAGCAGATATTGTGACAAGATGTGTTCCAGTGTCTTCGACAGTGACACCAGAACCATCTATGCTTTCTACTAATCTTCGCCCATCTGCATTTGTTTCTGTAACTTCTTGTGGATCAAGGTAATAAATGTCTACCTTTTCGATACCTGACACATCTGCCAAATTAGCACTGTTGTAAGTAAACATTCTTAAATTAATTGTGTCGTTCACAACAGGGTTTTGATATCTTTCTTTAGTTGCCATCCTTAGTCTCCCGGTAGCCAAAGTTTTTTGCCACTTTTTTTAGGCGTTTTATGCTTTAAATGTTTTAAGATAATGCCTCTGGCAGATTTATCCAAGTCTTTCAAAAGTGTTTTTTTCTTTTTCCTTTCCTTGTGCTGATTAAGCCAATAATTCCGCATTAGCGACCCCGCTATTTAATTTTCTTACGTGCTTTATCTATGGCTTCATTTTCCTTTTTCTTCTGGTCTATAAATCTTTGAATTAACCACTTGCGCTCATGCACAGGTAAGGTCATGCAATCTTTTTTGCTCATATGCATATGATACTGGAAGAAGAACAATTCCTCCATCAGCGTTTGCCAAAGCTCTACTGATGGGTTGGGTTTTCCTTCTTCTTCCGTGGGAAGAAAAAACTTGCTTCTAGTGGCAATTCAATATTGAATTCTTCTGCACATGCCGGACAAACCATGGGAATTTTAGTGTCTACGCCAAAAGGAGGATCATTAACTGCATTTCGAAGATGAGCAACGTCACCAATTGGAAGACGCTTCAAAAGAACTTGAATCTCACGTCGATCTGTGACGCCTTCAACCCATTCCAACAAAGAAGCTGTTCTAAACAACAACGTATCATCTTCTGTTTGATCGCCAAACATTTGAACTCGTCGTTCACGATAATCTGTAATTGCCTGTTCGTCGCCACCAGTTGCTAATTTGTAACGATAACCAAATCCTGTAATTGGCAATGTTCCTACAAGTTTAGATGAATCAAAGTCGTCAGGACATTCCTCAACTTCAATTCCGTCAAGGTTAATGATTGTGGCAAAGTTGGTAGCACATTCAGGACATTTCACTTCTACATCGTATTCAGGAGTATAAGATATACCTCGAAGGAAAATCAAAAGATAGTTACGATCTACTGAAAGTAACTCTTCTGTTGGTATTTTTTCTCTAATGCATTTCTCGAAAATCATATCAATCGCCTTGCCTTTTTTGACCCATCTTGGGGTGGCAAGGATTTGCTCTTCTTCACCTGTCATAGGTCGAATATGAAGAACAGGAGGGATGTTTTCGTAAAATCGACCTTTAGAAGGAAGTTCCAAAGGTTCCCAATTTGAATGTTCTTCGGCCAGCCTTCCCAACAAATTTTCTAATTCGCTGCTTCCCTGAAGTCTTAATTGACTATCAGGAGTGGGCTGTGGTGTTGAAGTTGATCTGGGATTGTTCATTTTTGGTGGTCCTTGTGAACCACCTTGCATTTGTGCACGCAATTGTGGGGGCACATTGCCTGAAATTTGTAAACCACCATCTGGGGTCGCCATAGGCCGCATAGGAGCAGGGGCTTCTTGTCCAACTTCTTGGGCAGCAGCTTGATGAACGGATTGAACAGCCTTTAGAGGGTGATCATCAGGCAATTGATCAATACTTGGCTGTGAAACTGTTTCGGATTCAGCTTGTGGATCTGGATCTACTTTCTTTCGTGTTTGTCTGTAAACATCATCGGCCATATTGGCTCCTTGTTACTATTCTAAGTTGATTAGGCTTTTCGCTACCGAGGGTGCGAAATATTAGAGTATGAAAAGATTAAATTTCTCCACCGCAGAAGAACTTGTTTTTCAAGATACTGAAGTTCAGAAACTATTGCCTCCCTACATGTTCAGTTATTTTGAGCAATGGAGATTGGGGTTTAGAGTGCCAATGCTTCGACAAATGGCAAAACAAGCCATTTTAGACTTCTTGGATCAATTGAATGATGAACACGTTCAGATATTAGAAAAGCATTTTGGCGAGCAATTGGTAGTAGAAAAACTCAACTATCGATCAGTTGAAAACTACAAAATACCCTTGTCAGAAACTAAGATATGTGAAGCATTGTGTGAAATTGAGTTTCAATACTTCAGTACATGGAGGGATGCTGAATATCTCTATATATCCTTCTGGCGATAAAATTGATAGGAGAAATAATGGCTGAGCAAATGCGTGGAATATTGACTTTTTACATTAACTTTTTGTCTGAGGATTCTCAGGAAGAAAGAATTCAAACGATGAAAACAGCGAAAGAGTTCAACAAAGAGATGATTCAACGAATTGAAAAGGAAGAAAATTACATCGTAATGTTTGTTCCTACCTCTAATGAATCCTCTCGCATAGAAGTTACACATTGGGATAAACCATGTCATTCATCAGGGATGAATGTTGTTTTAAATGAAGAGGCAAATAATGGCTGATATAATTTTCTTTTTATTGAGCACAATTGGATTGACAAATATTGTCGTTGAAAGCGACATGCCTCTTGTTGTTTTGTTTAGAAACAAGGGCACTGAATTGCTTGGTGACACTTTTAACAAACTTGTTACATGTCATCAATGTTGTGGTTTTTGGTGTGGCATGATCTGCGGAGCAATTATTATTTCACAAAACCCATTTTGGATTCTTGCTTCAGGTTTTGCTGGAAGTTTCGTTTCGCCAGCTTATATGATTATAAACGATTACATTGTTTCAAAAACAGAATTTGTAATAGGTGATGTTGGGGATGACAGCGAATAAAAGGTATATGATTTTTTGCGAGCCATGTGCTTACAAAAAAATTGTTGAATCAACAGAAGGACTGGTGGAAATCAGAAGACCTAAAGTTCCCGGTGGTTCTCCTTACATTGATCCATTGACCAAAAAGACTAAAACCAAGAAAGCAACAGAACAACCCCCTTCAGTTAAATGTCCAAAATGTGGCAGAGGCGTTGTTTTAAAAAGACTTCCTGATGTCTTTGTGAAAGCAGAAAAAGAGCAAAGAAAAAGGATTGAAGAAGAGGAAGAACGTCAAAAAGAAGCTCAGAGAAAGATCGAAGAACCAGAAGAATTGGATGAAACATGAGCAAACAGAAAATCAAATTACTAGATGTGAAGCAAGCACTTCTCGATGACCGTTTTCGGTCAACTCTCCCCGAAGAGCTGACAAAGGATGTCACTAAGTTTCTCCAAAATCCGGGATGTGCCTGCAATCATCCAATCTACAAAAAGGTAATGAAAACAGCTTCAAAACAACTTGCAGATTATTTCCCAACAAAAGACACAAGTGAAGCTGAAGAAGAAACAGTGACAAAGAACGAGTGGTCGGTAATCAACCACACGATTCATGAATTGGCCAGTAAACTTCGTGCTCTCCCTCCCGGTCGCAAACAACTCGACATTGCAAGGTTTGAAGATCAAGTTACTGTTGTGATAAATGATTTGGGGTTTTAATTTCTTTTAGAATAAACTTGTGTTGATTTCAAAAGTTCATCACAACTGGCAATCATTTTCTCTGGATATGATCCATATTTTGTGACATCCATCGGCCATTCATCACTTTTCAGTCGTCTCCGGCCTAAAAAAATTGCATTTTCATAAAGTTTTTTTGCTTTGTCAAAATCGTTCAAAAGATGGTAATGGACATCTGCTGTCAAACACCAAAATTCTGCCATTAATGGTTTGGCTTCAAGGCAAAGAGCTAAGTTCTGCAAAGTGGGTTTTACTTGTTTGAAGTGGTACAAAGAAACGAATGCATAATAGTATCGATTCATTACAGAAGACATAGAGACTTTGTTTTCAATGAACATATAATGCGAAGATGATTTCATAAATTCTTCATATTTTCCTTCGGCCATTAAAAGAGATGCTTCATAGTAAAACGGAGCAGCATCCATTGGTTTTTCGTTTTTCCAGCGATTTAATTCTTTTCTGGCATCTTCAAAGTTTAAATTGCCTCCTGAATAAATGATTCCTGATAGATTATCGGCTTGATCGGAATCAATTCGTTCAAAAACAGGGTTTATGAATTTTTTACCACTTGCAGGTTTCCAAATTCGTATCTCTTTGCTGAATATAGTGTTGCGTATAATTGTCAGGTAATGAAAATTGCTTTTTAGGCCATTTAAAACAAGCATATGACCTTGGTTTAATGTTTCCCATGGTTCAATATACATTTGCCATTCTGTGTCACATTGTTGTGTTATTTTGTTACGAAGATCGCTTCTATTTGTAGTAGATTTGTCCCAAACAACTTCCACTCCATAATTTTGACATATTTCTATAGTGTTATCTTTGCTGCCCATGTCTATGGCTACAATGGGACAATCTAAAGGTTGAATTGAACGAAGTGTTTTTTCAATTGTTTGTTCGTTGTTCTTCGTCAGGATTTGAATCGTAAGTAGTGTCAAACTTTTCCTCCAGCAGGCTAATAAAAGCTTGCTCTTCATTTATCATATTTTGTTTACGATAATGATCTATGAGACGCCTGTAAGCCCTAATATTCTTAGGATTGGCTTGTATTTCTGAGAACAAACTGATAAGATGCATACTATGATTATTTTAATAGAATGGATTTCTTGTTTTTTCTTGTGAGAATTTGTTAGCCACAAACAGATATATAATCCCCCCTTTGGTACACAGGAGGACTTTTGGCTAACGAGTATCTAAACAATAAGACATTTGAATCTGTGATTCAGTCCTTTCAAATACACAAACGTGAAAAACAAAAATACGAATTAATACTTCAGGATCTACAAGAGACACACCAAAGACGCAAGTTGAAATACAAAGATAACCAAAAGAAGAAGCTACTGCAAGACAAAATTGATTCATATGAAGAAACATGTGAAAATTTCAAAGAGTGTCAGGACCAGTTAGCTACTGCTTTTTATATCTTGTCTGAAAACATCGCTAACTATGCAAAATTTAGTGGCATTGATATTGATGATGCTATTCAGGAAGGCGTAGTTATCTGCTTTGAAAAAGTAGATAGATTCAACCCCAATTACACAGGCAAGAATGGACAAAAAGCTAAAGCATTCAATTATATGACAACATGTATTTTGAATCATTATCGACAACTTTATCGCAGCGCACGAAATTATCATGAATTGAAAAAGAAGTATCATACATTCTTGCAAGACAAACTCGAATCAGTTTTTCTTAGAAATGGAAAAGAGCGATACAATTAAAGTGGGGTAAAATTTATGAATGCTAATGTAGATCCAACAATTAACCTTGAAACAGGTGAGATGATTCAAAAATTAATCGACAATGGATATGGCGATTTAGTGGAGTGTTTGTTAGGCGGTGAAAATATTGTATACACCAAAAAAGGTCGTCTCAATAAAAGCAGTACATGTCGTGAAATGGGTTGGAAAAACAAGCAACTTGAAGACGCCCTGCGTGGAATGAAAGAGTGTTTAAAAGAAGAATATGACGAAGAGCAAGAAGATCAAAATTCCTCAATGTAAGCTCTGACGTATCTTAAAATCAAATCACATGTAACATATTCGCTTAAGCCCATGTCTAGTTGTTGAAAATCCACTGTCTGAGGCCAGACACTTTGGTAGACCCATCTTTCCACAACTTCACCGCAACCATCAAATAAAGTCAAAGTTGCATTTGGTCTAATGAAACCACTGTCAACAGGAGCTGACCACTTTGCTTGATCTTCTGGATCATAAAGGCTTTTCAGCCATTCGAATACAGGGTGGTTTCCATTTGTTTTAATGTCGTATAATGTGATTTGAATTGGCTTCCAGTCAGGCTTTGCCGGGTAAAACACCTCTTCGTTAAGATGTTGTGCTGACATTTCTTTGAAAACTAAAGTTGGTCGGGATGTTTTAAGTGGAGGTAATGTGTTAAGCGATCCATCTCCAATTACTTCGCCATTATTGCTGGTAAGCTGAAATAGCCAACGATGTTTTCTTTTGCACAACTTATCGCCAAAGTCAATGCTCATTCTACGACCCATTTGAGCCTCCATAGATAAAAAAGGGGCAGCATAAGCTACCCCTCAATATAGTAACCAACGACAATGATCGTTTAACGAAGCGGAGTTCTTTCAACGTTTATTAAAGTCAAACCCCCTCCTATGCCACCACAAGGCGAACAGCAGTTTTGAGGAATGTAATTTGGACACATGTGTTGGTAAAATACATCGGAGTAACGCAGTGTCAATTCGATAGTGACTGCTTCGGAATCACTGTAATCGAGGGAATCAAAATTCACTGCTTCTGGCCAAGCATCTCTAATTGTCCATCTTTCTAATTCTTCTCCACAACCATCCCAAAGAGATATGATAGCAGTTGCTGCATAATCATTCTTTTGAGAGCCTTGTTGTAAACCTCCAAAAATACCACGAGGATCAGCAAAATTGTAGACTGATGCTAACCAGTCATATAGTGGTTTCAATTCATATGTGTTGGCAACATCATAGTAAGTCAAAGTAATGGTTTCCCATGATGCTTTGCCCGGAATCCAGCTTTTAGCGTTGAGGAAATTGATCTCAGTTGGTTCAATTGAAATATTTGGGCGGTCAGCCATTTTCACATAATGTTTTGGAACCTGTTGACCGCCACAAATATTTTGCAACTCAACGGTGTAACGGAATTTCCGTTTGAACACATTGTTTTCGAAACCCAAATTGCCAATACCCATAGGTATAGCCATTTTATCTCCTTATCTATACCTGTATCAATTTTTAAACAAAATCGACACTTGGCTGGGTAACAGTCGTACCAGTACCACAACCAGAGCAGCAAGCTTCTGGAGTGAATTCTGGACACAGTGATCTGTAAGCCACATCTGAGTAACGAAGCGTTAATTCAATTGTTGCGTATTCAGAACTTGAGTAGTCAAGCTCGCCGAAGTTTACGGCGGTTGGCCACATGTTTCTCATTTCCCAAGTTTCCAGAAGAACACCGCAACCATCGTACATGTTCAGAACACCGACTGCATGCCAGTCTCGCTTATTACCCATGGTAAGATTTACTGGATCAGTGAAATCATGGGTTGTTGCAAGCCAGTTCCAAAGCATTCGCATTTGGTCATGTGCCACATCGATATATGTTACTGTGATAGTTTCCCACTGAGCTTTACCCGGAATCCATGTTCTGGCGTTCAAGTGGTCGATTTGTGTTTCCTCAATACTGAGGTTTGGACGGCCTGTCGTCATCACAAAGTGTTCTGGAACTACGTTTTTTTCGTTGTTACAAAAACCTTGGATTTCAAAAGTCCAACGGAATTGTCTTTTAAAGACGATATCCGGCTGGCCGATAATGCCGATTCCCATAGGTTTGTTAGCCATTTTTACTCCTGTATGGTTGTTCTATTAGAACTATTTATGATGTATTAACACCCTTGACATATTCCAAATGGTGTTGGTCCGCAAGAAGAGAAGTGTCGGACCTCAGAATATCTAAAAGTCACGTCTATTGTTGCTTCTTCAGACACTGCGTAATCTAAATCACCCCAGTTAATTGACTGAGGCCATAAAGATCCTAATTGCCATGTTTCCATGAGCCCACCGCATCCATCGTACATTGTTAGAATGCCAGTGCTATTCCATCCTAATTTTTCTGTCTGACCTAATTCGTTTGTTTGAAAGTTGTAAACAGAAGCAATGAGGTTCCACAAACCTTGTAGACCCGCATCGCCCGATTCATTGTTGTCTATGTAAGTGATCGAAAGGGGTTGCCATCTAGCCTTTCCGGGGAACCAAGTTGCTTGGTTAAGGAAGTTGACTTCTGTTTCATCTATGTCCAATTGTGGACGTGATCCAATTTTACACCACCATTCAGGAACGAACCCAAGTGGTGTTTGTATTTGGAATTTCCATCGGAACTTTCTTTTCATGATGGTTGTGGGGGCACCTAGCCTGCCTATTCCCATATCAGCCATGAAAACCTCTTATTTCTGTGGATAAAAAGGACTCCCCGGAATGGGGAGTCCTGTGGAATTTTTCTTAGAACGTGTCAGCGTTCTCTGCAAAGCTTCCAGTTCTGTGAATCGAGAATTCAATGAAGATAAACTCAACCGCACGTGTTGGCTGGACGCCAATTCTAGCTCGCATTTCATTTCGGTCGATAACGTCTGGTGTGTTCAACTCATCGTCACATTTGACTCTGAAGTCTGTCAGACCACGACCAACTTGGACCTCTGTAAGAATAGCTGTTGCCAATCGAACAAACTGAGCCCTTAGTTCTTCATCGTGTGGATCAAAGAGCAGAGCACGAGAAGCTGCTCTAATTCTCTTCTCAAGATAGAACAAGAGCCGCCTTACATTGACTCTGTCGAGAGCCGTAGGACGCCTTTGCAGGGTCTTCTGACCCCAAACCACAAACCCTTCAAAGTCCACAAACTGAACAATTGGGTTAATGGCATTTCTGTATCCGTACATCAGGTCTCGCTCTTGCAGGGTTGGTCGAGAGAATACGTCCGAAATACCCGGAACTGTTCCTCGGTTAAGACCAGCAGGTGCGAACCACGGTGCTGCCAACTGATCAGATCGAGCGATAACCGCCAAGATAGAACCAGATGGTGGAGCCCAAATATCAACACGGTTGAAGTTGTCTCTGATCTTGACCCAAGGCCAGTAGAGAGCACCAAAGTCGCTGTCAAAGCGAGTAGTGTTGAGCGGGTGAACACCGTTTTGCCATGCAATAATTTCGTTAACTGTCAAACCAAATGGTGGATCGATAACAGCTAAACAATCAGCTCGCAGGTTTTGTGCGAAGTCTAACAAGGCTGTAACAACTGATGTTGAGGTGTGCCCCGGAACACAGATCAGGTCGATGTCGATCTGTTCTGGTTCTGACAAAGCGTACAGTCCAGTAAATCCAAGCTGATTACCCAAGATTAATGCATCTTGTTCATCAGGGTCTGATGGGATACCGTCTGAACCACCTGCTAATCGGTAAGTTCCATCCAGTGGAGGAGCAGGGTTAGATGTGACATCGACGCCACGAATCCAGTCAGAAACCAAAGCCAAGAACGTTTCAACATAGAAACGACTTGTTTCATCTTTGGTTAACTGTCCCCATGCTTCAACTTGAACACCGTTGTTATAAACATCGATTTCAAAGTTACCTTCACGAATGTTGTTGGTGACAACAACTTGTGTGTCGTTACCATCGATACCAGCAGTGTCAGCAGTAATTGTCAGAGTAAGTTCTCCGTCTCCTGCATCACCGTTGGCTCGTCCATAAGTATGAACAGCAGCGTCACCAGAAGTTCCCAGCGGGCTTGTTCCTGTGACGGTCACATTTTCAAATCCGAAAACACCATCAGCAGTACTGTCAGACTTGATAAGCAATCTTGCATCTCGTCCATGGTGATCGGTTGTAAATGTGAGGTTGTCTCCTGTTGCAGAAGCAGTCCAGCCACCCGGCAAAGAGCCACCGTTTACTGTCTTCTGACTATTGATTTCTGAAACGACTTCAGCAATCGTGTATTCGCCACCTTCAAGGTCTTCAAGGTCGATGACCTGAATAACATTGTCGATCAACACATTGTCTGTGCCGTCAATGACGATTTGAATGTTCTGGTCAGTAAGACCAGCGAAGTCATATTCACCAGCAGTTTGATAACTTGCTGGATATTGTGATTTAGAGCCAGTAATGCTGGCTTGTGTCATGCCTGTTCCCAAACCAGTTACGTTTCCATCAACAACAGCACCACCATAGATGGCGTCCTGAACAGAAACGAGTTCCAGTTCAGCATCTGGGCCAAACGAGAATGTGGTTCGTACAGCGATTTTGTCATCTGTTGCGACATAGAATTCAATGCCGTCAATATCTGATTCAAGCTGAAGGTTGAGGTCTTCGACTGTTTGTGCTGTTGTGTATGTTCCAGCAAGCACAACCAAAACCTTTTCTTGCAAGACTCCATTGAGTCTCCAGCGGAAGAAAGAGTCTTCCGCAAATGTGTATGGCCCAGCAGTATCAGATTCAATAAGAATCTGGCCACCAGCAGCAGGAAGTTCTACTTCTGCTTTTCGAGCTTGTTCGTCACTAACGTTTTCCTCGTCTCCAACACGAACAACCCACAGTTCATTTGCAACAAGCAGGTATTGCTCAGCAGCGTAAATGAGGTACGGGTCACCGCTTTCAGGATGCGGGTAGCCAAATACCGTGTTGAGTTGTCTGTGCGTGGAAATCTGGGTTGGCACGTTGATTGGTCCCTTGGATGCAAACCCAACAATACCTGCACGATGGAAGGATTGTTCTGGTGCAATAAAGGACAAATCTTTTTCGGTGATTCGAACGCTAGGCGAAATTGTGTTCGATGGAGGAAATCCTCTAAGTATAGCCATTGGTTAATCTCCCTTTGATCCCTTACGATGAGTCGTGTTTGGCAAGTATCTAGTGGTGATCAAACCCATTTTCTCCACACGACCGATATAGTCTGTGGTCATTTCATCTTCTATCTCTACAATGTTCTTCCCAGCCCCGATTCCGGGAACGATCAAGGTAGTGAATGACTTGGTTGCTAGTTTTGATCTTACTATCAATTGCACAGGGCTTCGGCCCTTGTTGGTTACTTCAATCATTCTTTCAGTTCCTTCACTGCTTGTTCTAATCTTGCGATCACCTCTGTAACCGCCTCGTCATCAACAGAATCGACAATGTCTACTTTTGTTTTCAATACAGCTTTCTTTCGTTGTATCGGTTGTGTAACAAATGTCTCTGCTGTCAAGTTGAATTGGTATTTGATGACTCTTACCGCTTGATCACCGGGTTCCGCCTCAACGTTATTAGAAATGGAATCAAGTTTGACTCCGATCTCCCAAGAAACACCTCTAACCCTTATGTATGCCATGGGGGAGAATTTTGTAATAATTTGTGTGAGGATTTGCCGTATGTCTTCTTCGTAAAGTGTCCAAGCGTAAAGGGTATATTCAACATCCATGGGAATGCCCCTTGCCACTCCAAAGACTGTGTCACGTTCATATCTTTCCTTGATAGCGAAGCCCGGTTTCCAGTCTCTATTAAGAGTTCTGAGGTAGTCTGTAGCTTTGTGGTAGATGTAACGATCCTGATTCATGGTGTAGCCAGAGGTGTGGACCGCTAAGATTGGTAGCTTGATTCGATCAACGACCACGCTCTCATCCTTGCGAACATTCTCCTGAATCACGGCAGCTACGGCTTTTTCCTGTGT